ATCCTACTATTATCCGATTCTGTTACTGGATGATCATGCGGTCTAAGGGGGGATTTTCTCCCCTCCCCAGTTACATATATCAGTTCATTATAAAAAGCTTAGATTTTTGTCTTGACAACTGAACCACTATACAGGGATTTCATAGTTTTCTGGAAAAATTTCTGAATATTAAGTTACCTAAAGTGCCAACAACAGATGGAAATCAAAGAAAATTATACCTGCAATTGATATTCTCATGTATGTTTATAGAACAAAAACACGGTTGGGGAGACTTATTTTCAGGTATGCCAATATTAGGAATCAAAGATGCAAAAAAAGAGTATTAGAATTTGTTATGAATTTAGATACATTGAATAATGAAAAGAAAAAAGAGGAACTGAAAACAAAAGAAACAAAAATAAAAAAAGATTGGGAAAAAGTGGTAAATGATATTGTTACCGCATGTTTTAAAGAGAATTGTGATGTTATTGGGGTGCCGATGAAACCAAGTGCATTAACTGAAATCGACTTGAATGGAATACAGATTTTAAAAAATAAGAAAAATATATTAGAGAATATAGAAGAATTAAAAAAAGGATATTCGCAAATTGAATGCGTAAAACCAAAAGTGGTTGATAATTTTGATAAGTTACAAGAGGAATTAAATAAAACAGAAAATGATATAGCATCATACGAGGAAGACGTAAAGTGGTTGCGAGATCATATTATAAATGAAAAGGCGATGATTGAAACTTTAAATAATAACCTAGAAATTATTAATAATGATTTACGAAATAATAAGGATGCAGCTAAACTTCGAGAGTTAGGATCCGAATTGAACTGCTCAACGTCTAAAGATATTTGTCCTGTTTGTCATCAAAAAATTTCAGATTCGTTACTTCCAAATGTTGAAGGAATAGAGATAATGAGCATTGATGTAAATATTCGTCATTTGAATGCACAAAAGAAGATGTTGGAATATGCAAAGGAGAGTCATGAAAAAAATAGAGAAGATATGGACAAAAAATTGCAATTATTGCATGGAAAAATATTTTCGTTGAGAAAATTAGCAAAAGCAATAAGAAGTGATTTATATTCTGTAGATGATAATTTGTCAGAGGCTCTAATATATAAAAAAATCGAATTTCAGACGCAAATTGATCATTTGGAAAGTTTGATGAAATTTGTAGACGAACAGAAAAAAGCATTGGTAAAACTTGCTGATGAATGGAAAGCGTATTTGCAAAGAAAAGAAGAACTTCCAAAGAACAAATTTACGGATGATGATCGAAAGAAAATACAATTGTTACGAAATAAATTTGTTGCAAATTTAGAAAATTATAATTATAAAAGTGTTATAGATAAAAATGAAATAAATATTTCAGAAGATAATTATCTTCCTATAGTTGAACAATTTGATATGAAATTTGATTCATCAGCTAGTGACAATGTTAGAGGAATTTGGGCTTATACCGTAGCTTTGCAACAAGTTTCTATGAATATGGGAGGAAACCATCCAAGAGTATTAATATTTGATGAACCAGTACAACATAGTATTGTTCCTGGAGATATGAAAAATTTTCTTGATAGCATAATAGAGTTGGGGAAAAATTGTCAAACGATTATAGGCATTACAGTTAAGGATAGTGATACTCAAAAGAAGATTGATGAGTTGGACGATAATGTATGTAATTTAATTAAAGTTAAGAATAAAGCATTTCAAAAATTAGCATAACTAAATAATTAAGAAAAGCCGATTGATTCAATTGATGATGATTTTGAATTAGTTGGCTTTTTTATATAAAAGAATAATGATAGTTTATTATCAGTGAAGAGTGTGAAAAAGATTACTAAATCTCGTACTATTTTCATACCCCTTTTCGTATTATCCTCGATTTTAAATTACCCCAGAAAATTTTACAATAAGCGCATAGTCATTGAGGTACCAACCCAAGGTTTAGCTTACAAATACATAGAACAGGTTTCTACTATATTAATAGTGAATCTGCACTGCGCCGTGATTAGTGCGGCTTTGTGGTAAGAGTAGTATTATAGCGAGGCAGATTTATACTGGCGACGGTCAGAGAAAAAAGGAACAACTATCGTGTAGGAGATTTAATAAGGCGTTTCTCTGTTGTGAAAACAGTCGATAGGCATTCAGACGTGATGACTATGTAGATGTAAGTTACCATTTATAACAAATATTATTTTAAAGAAGGTAACAGAATGAAATATGACAAAATAGAAACAGGAGTTAATTTAAGACAGTTAAGAATAGAAAATAAATTGTCACCGGGAGAAGTAAGTGACATAGTTGATAAAAGCGAATCACACATAATGCAGCTTGAAAGAGGAAGCAGAAACCTTACAGTGGAAATGCTTTGTAAGTTTGCAGATGTGTATAATACTGATCCAAATACAATACTTGGAATTAGCTCACAGAGAATGGTTGTAATGATTGATAAATTAAAATCATTGCCAACTGATACAAGTGAACAGCTAATAGGTACATTTATTTCTGTCATTGATAACTTAGGAGTACTTGCAGGAGGTGGAAAATAATGTTTAATATGCAAAATGACGAGCAGTCAGCAGTAATGAATCTCGATGAGGTTTGTACATATTTGCGTATTGGAAAAACAAATGCAAGAGCCTTTTTAAAAGAACATGAACACGACTTTGTAATACATATCGGAAATCGGAGTTATGTTGTTAAGAAACTGTTGGATGAATGGCTTATTAAAGAGGCGAAAAGATAATAAAAATTGATTGAGTCGATATGCGAAGTTTGCTATAATCTTTTTATAGATGAAAACCATATCGGCTCATAGTTTTTAAAAGGAGTTTAGATATGAGTAAAGTAATCGAGAAAACGACAGAAAAGCTTCCAAAGTATGTGAGAAGATTAACCGGAGGAACTTATGAAGCTAGAAAAATGATAAATGGAAGGACGATAAGAGTGTCCGGAAAGAACCTTACGGAAGTTATGCTGGAGTTTGAATTTAAAATAAAGTGTATGGACAATCCTTATCTTGAAGGAGCAAGAATTACATTGGACGAATGGTTTGATACATGGTTTAAAACATATAAGGAGCCAAATATTTGTCAGAATTCCATTTACCCAATGAGAAACAAATATAATTCCACATTTGGAAAAAAGATTGGAAACATGTATTTGGCAGACATCAGAAACATTCACATTCAGAAAACTTTGAAAGAGTTAAGTGATGAAGGAAAAGCAGCATCCACATTAAGGGAAGCACTTGGACGTGTAAGGGAATGTTTGGAGTCAGCAAAAAATAACAGATACATTCAGGACAATCCTTGCTTTGACATCATAGTACCGTGGAAAAGAACCACAAGCAAAAGAAGATTTTTAACTGTAAAAGAGCAAAATGATTTCTTGGAATCAGTAAGGACAAATCAGTCTTACTTTTATCCAATGATTAAGATAATGCTTCAGACAGGCTTGCGAGTTTCAGAAGTCGGAGGATTGAGATGGGGTGACATTGATTTCAAGAACAAGGTAATTCATGTTCAAAGAGCGTTAACGTGCAATTATGAATATGGAAAGAAAGTAATGAGAATGTCACCAACAAAGACACAGAATTCGGTAAGGGAAATTCCCTTTATGGGTGATGTGGAGGAACAGCTGATTAATCAGAAAAAACAACAGGACCAGACAAAGGAGAATCTTGGAGAAAGATATCGTAGTGAAGAAGGTGAGTTTACAGATTTGGTATTCACCACTTCAATGGGAAGCCCAATGATAAGGCATAATGCTCAAAAAATCATAACTAGAGCAGTTAAGGCTTATAACCTTGAAGAAGGTGCAAGAGCAGTGCAGGAAAACAGAGTTCCTGTTTACATGGAACCGGTAAGCCCTCATGCATTAAGAAGAACATTTTGCACCAGATGCTTTGAGGCAGGCATTAATCCGAAAGTTGTACAGTCAGTAATGGGACATGCAACATATTCTACAACCATAGACATATATACAGAAGTTATGGGAGAGATGAAAGAATCGGAATTGGCAAAGTTTACGCTGGATGTAAACACAAAAGATATAATAAACCAAAATTGAAAAAGCAAACCAAAAATTTGAATAATGTGATACAATAAAAGAGAAAGTTTCATATTTGATTTGTTAGAAAGAAACAGCAAATTTGGTTTAAGAAGAATTTAAGCTATATTTGGAATGCTAAAATAGTGTTGTAAAATAGTCGATTTTATAAAAAAACGTGGTAAATAATACCATAAGTTATCAGATAATAAAGATACATCTTTAGAGAAGTTGCAAAACAGATGCAGTAATTGACTGGACGAAGTCTGATATAGTCTCCGGCGGATTGCAGAGGTGCACAGAAGAATATGTCATGCGATGCATGACGTGCACCTCGCAGCAAGAATGCCAGAGGCATTCTTGAATGAATTAAGATTTACAGAGGCTCTGAAAGCTTTATGAACACTTTATTTTCTGGTGGTTATGAGGCTTTTGGAGTTTTTTTGTGTGAAAAAACGAAATAACGAAAAAACCGCAGAAAATATGAAACAGGAAAGGATGCTGTCTCCTTAGCCTCCTATAGATTTTAAAGATTTTCCGTTATAAACGCAGGTTGTTTCCTTTCCGGGAATGATAGTTACCATATAACCATCCTTACCAAAGTTGATTGCAATAACTTTTCCATCTGTCGTATGAAAAATTTGAAGTAATACAGCATTAGAACTCGGATTTTGACCAAAATAATCGCGGAATGTTGTATTCCATGTATTTTTGCCGGAAGGTGCAGTGAAAAGGTAACGGGCATTAGACTTATCAGCACTATCCAGATATGATAATACTTGTCGGGTGATTCGTCTGCTTGATGTATTAACTTCTGTCTGATCATTGGGATTGGTTTGTACTGCGTTTAAAGCAGCATTCGTTATTCTGCCCAGATTACTTATCCTTTTGCCATCTATATCCGTTGCAAAGCGACATGGAGGTTTGACCGGATCGGGATTTGTGAAACTTTCAGGATATACAGCATAGCATTCTGATAAAGCTGCCTGAGAAGCTTTCCAGACATCTGTGGCCTCAGTTATAATTACTTTTTCTTTCGCTTTTCGTATGTATCCGGTTAAAGATGGAATCAGCAGAGAGGCAAGAATGGCAAGAATTGTCAGAACAACAATAAGCTCTACTAATGTGAACCCCTGTTTTTGGTTTTTAATTTTCATCGTCTTCTTTCTATAAATAAATAAGATGTTGGGGTCAAAACCCCAACTATGATGCCTGCGGATCGAGGGTACTGGTTAATCATGTCGTTAACCCATTACCTGTGCTGTATTTGCAGAGAAAATTTATAGTAAAATAGTTGTTTATAATAAAAATAATGATACCGCAAATACCGTAAAACGTCAAGAAGGCAAAATGTTACACTTGAGCTGTGTTGCCACTTTTCTTTTTTGTACAGAAGTGTTAAAATAATAACAAAGCGAAACGTAATGATTTTGTACACAGACAAAAAATATAGCAAAATTGTTACCGGAAACGTTAAAATTTTACAGAAGGGATGTAATAACTATGGCAAACAGAATCAACTTAAACGGAACTTCTTTTCACGGTGCAGGTGCGATTGCAGAGATCGTAAACGAAGCACAGGCACACGGTTTTCAGAAAGCATTTGTATGTTCTGATCCGGATCTGGTTAAATTCAACGTTACTTCAAAAGTGACAGATCTGCTGGAAAAAGCCGGACTTGCATACCAGCTCTATTCTGATATCAAGCCGAACCCGACCATCGACAATGTAAAGCATGGCGTTCAGGCATTTAAAGATTCCGAAGCAGATTATATCATCGCTATCGGCGGCGGTTCTTCCATGGATACTGCAAAAGCAATCGGTATCATCATCACCAATCCGGAATTTGAAGATGTCAGAAGTCTGGAAGGAACAGCACCGACCAAAAACCCATGTGTACCGATCATCGCAGTACCGACCACAGCCGGAACAGCGGCAGAAGTTACGATCAACTACGTTATTACCGATGTAGAGCGTAAACGTAAGTTTGTTTGCGTAGATCCGCACGATATACCGATCATTGCAGTGATCGATCCGGAAATGATGTCCTCCATGCCGAAAGGACTGACTGCTTCAACCGGCATGGATGCCCTGACACATGCAATCGAAGGATATACCACAAAAGCTGCATGGGAAATGACAGATATGTTCCATCTGGAAGCAATCAAACTGATCTCTTCTTCTTTAAGAGATGCCGTAGAAAACAAAAAAGAAGGCCGTGAAGGCATGGCACTTGGCCAGTACATTGCCGGCATGGGATTCTCAAACGTAGGACTTGGAATCGCACATTCCATGGCACATACTTTAGGCGCTGTTTACGATACACCGCACGGTGTTGCATGTGCAATGATGCTGCCGATCGTTATGGAATACAACCAGGACTGCACAGGCGGGAAATATCGTGAGATCGCACGTGCGATGGGAGTCAAGGGTGTCGATGAGATGTCGGTAGAAGAATACAGAAAAGCAGCGATCGATGCTGTAAGAAAACTTTCTGTTGATGTTGGAATCCCGACAAAACTGGAAGCAATCAAAGAAGAAGATCTTGATTTCCTGGCAGAATCCGCTCATGCAGATGCATGTGCACCGGGCAATCCAAAAGATGCAAGTGTAGAAGATCTGAAAGATCTGTTCCGCAAAATTATGTAAAAATAGATAGAGCAGCAGAAAACTCATGTAAATACAGGGCATTTGCTGTACAGATATTTCATAAACAATAAGAATATACATACTTTAAAGATCACATACTGCGATGCATAAAAGCATTTTGGTATGTGATTTTTTGCATAAAATTTACAAAGATTTTTACAGGATTTTACAAAACAAAAATAAAATAAAGTCATTCTCTGTTTATGATAAAAGGAATGGAAGATGAAAAGAAGATCATTTCAGACGACTGGATCGGCAGAAGTCAAAGTATTGTGGAGGGTAAGATTCGTGTACCAGGTTTTTGAGTGAAAAAAGGTATGATATACTCACAAGACTTTACACAGATTTTACAATACACTGTCGTGGACTTTACATTACATCGTTATACTGTAGTTGCTTTGGTGATGCAGGGGGTGCGGGCAAAAGCTCCAAACCCCCGAAAAAATGTTTTCATCTAAAGCTATAAAGAATCTGAAATGGAAAACGTATGTAAAACAAAGAAGGAGAAATCATGAACAGTACATTAGAGGTAATATTTGGACTGCTCGGTGGTCTGGCAGTGTTTATTTTCGGGATGAATATGATGAGCGACTGTCTTCAGAAGGCAGCAGGCGAAAAAATGAAACGGATTCTTGCATTACTTACCAAAAACCCGATTCTTGGAGTTCTGGCAGGAGCGCTGACAACCGCCGTTCTGCAGAGCAGCAGTGCGACAACTGTTATGGCGATCGGTTTTGTAAGTGCGGGACTTATGAATCTGCCGCAGGCAATCTCCATCATCCTCGGAGCCAACATCGGAACGACGATGACGGCACAGATCATTGCCTTTAAGTTAAGTGATTATATTTATGCAATTATTTTTGTCGGATTTATCATCAGCTTTGTAGTAAAATCCGAACGTGCAAAAAATATCGGACAGACCATTTTTGCATTTGGTCTTCTGTTCCTTGGAATAGAGACGATGGGAAGCGTCATGAAACCGCTGGCATCCAGTCCGGTATTTACAAACATGATTGAACAGGTTTCCCATATTCCGGTTCTCGGCGTTGCTGTAGGAACTTTAATGACACTTGTTGTACAGAGCAGCAGTGCCACCATTGCAGTGTTACAGAATTTTGCAGAACAGCCTGGACCTGACGGTGTCAGCAGTATCTTAGGTCTTGCCGGAGCGATTCCGATCCTGCTTGGTGATAATATCGGAACAACGATCACAGCTTTGCTTGCAAGTATCGGACAGACAAAAGATGCAAAGAGAACTGCACTTGCACACTGCATTTTCAATATTTCCGGATGTTTCCTGTTTATCTGGTTTGTAAAACAATATGCGGCACTGATCCAGTATCTCTCTCCGAAAGGACCGGAAATCGCAGTCATTTCCAGGCAGATTGCAAATGCACATACCTTGTTTAATATCACTATGACAGTGATCTGGGTACCGCTGATCTGGCTGATGGTCAAGATTGTTATGAAGATCATTCCGGAAGGACAGAAAAAAGTCTACAGCAATGCAGAACCGCAGTTTCTGGATTCCAAACTGGTTTCACAGCCGACCGCAGCCCTTCAACTGGTAGTCAAAGAAGTAGCAAGATGTATCGAGCTGGTAAGCGGAAACTTAAAAGAACTGATCGCAGTCTCTAGAGAAGGTGACAGCGAGAAGATCAAAGAAGTGATCCGCAATTCCGAGGATACCAGAAAACTTTATGAGCGGATCACGGAATATCTTTCCGAATTGTTTGCATCCGGTGGGCTGACTGAAGATCAGGCAACACAGACCGCTGGCATTATGTACATTTTAAGTGATGTGGATCGTATGAGCGCTCTGTGCAGAGAAGTCTGTCTCTCACTGAAAGATAAAGAAGAGAAAAAATATAAATATTCTAAAGATGCCATGCGTGATATGCAGCACAGTCTGCATCTGATTCAGGAAATGTTTACCAAAGCGGTGCAGATGATGGTAAGCGGCAATACCGATGCCGCAAAGGATATCCTGAAACAGAAAGAAAAAATCCTTGATCTTGGTATTAAAATGCGAAAATCCCATGTAGAACGTGTCGGTGAAGGAAAATGTAAGGCAAAACTTACTGAGCCGTACAACCGCATCATCCACCACATCGACCGAATGGGCAACTGCTGTATCAATATTGTGGATGCCGTGCAGGGAAAGATGGGGGAAAGCTATCTGGAAACGGTTGCATAAAAAGAAATCAGGAAATAAAAAAGTCGATGTTACAGGCATCGGCTTTTTTATGATTTAATCTGCGATGCCAGTGACACATATCTATAAAAGCCTAAATTTGGTGCTTTAGAGAACACATAGAAGAGAGCGGAAGCAGAAAATGATAATGTTGAATGTGTTGTAAATGAAAATGAGGTGTGATATAGTATAAATAAAATAATCATACATTTTTAAAGAGGACACAATCATGAGAAAATTTTTAAAAACAACACTCCTGTGTGGCTGCATTTCAGCCTCTCTGCTTTTACAGGTTTCCTGTGGACGGGCAGGGCAAGAGACAACACAGGAAACAGCAGAAGTGCAGACGGATGCACAGACAGAAGCACGGGAAAAAATTGTGCAGAAAGAGTCGGCAGTACAACTGTTGCCGGGAGCAACCGGGATTGATGAAAGCAAATATGATTTTGATTCCGTGACCATGGATGATACCGTAATTGTACTGGATCCTTCCAGGCAGGAATGTGCGATTTCCGCGGAGGAGGAAGCAATCGGACCTGGTGCATCAGAAGAAAAGCACAAATATACAAAAAATGGTCAGGGTGCATATTCTGGACAAAGCGAAGCTGATCTTTGCCTGCAGGTTGCAAAAAAGGCAAGAGATGAATTGCAGGATAAAGGATATAAAGTATTTCTGACAAGGGAAGATAATGATACGCTTTTAAGCAACACAGAACGAAGCCAGATTGCAAACAAATACAAGGCAGATGTCTTTGTACGTATCAATGCAAATTCAGACAAAAACGGAGAGAAAAATGGATCGTTCTGCATCATTCCAAGTGAGGATAATCCTTATGTAAGCTCCATGTACGGAGAATGCAGGAGACTTGCGGAAAGTCTGATCGGGACTTACTGTGAGGAAACCGGGATGGCAAATGGCGGATGTATGGAACGTGATGACAACATCGGCATCAACTGGAGTAATATGCCGGTAACGGTACTGGAGCTTGGCTATCTGACAAATCAGTCCGATGATTACAAAATGGAAAAGGAAAACTTCCGGGATCAGATGGCAGAAGGACTGGCAAAGGGCATTGCAAAATATCTGGAAGGAGATGAATAAATTTGATTTCTACAAAAGAATGGAAACACATGATAATCAAAACGGGCATGCTGTTTTGCCTGTTGCTTGCCGCATGTTTTGCAATGCCGCGCCGGGCGATGGCAGCAAAGCCGTCTGCTTCCAAGGTAACTGCGGCATATAATAAGTATTATCGGAAACACTATGTCGGACATGGCTATCGCGGAATGAAAGCAATCCGTTATGATTTTAACAAAGATGGGATTGAGGAACTGTATATCTGCTATGAATCCGGTGTTCGTGGAGCATATGAACTTTTTACCTATAAAAACGGAAAAGTAGTAAAAATGCATGATACATTTTATGGATGTCAGGGTGTTTCCTGCTATAAGAATAAGTATATTGCAGTGAGTCAATCAGAGAGTGCGTTTAAATCTTATATAACTATCTACAAGATAAAAGGTAAGAAAATGTCAAAGATTGCAAAGTATACGTTTTCCAGCAGCAGCTCAACGGGAAAAGTGAAATGTTACCGGAACGGAAAACGGATTTCAAAAGAAAAATATTACGCTTTGGACAATAAAATGGTTTCCATATATTAAAAGGGTGCCAGGGGCAGAAGCTGAAAACAGAGATATGTTTTATGACTTCATGATACTGGCATTTTTGATTCGAACGAAACCCATAAAAATTATGCTAAGATAAATTTCCGGATAATCTCAGCAACGCCGTCGTGATTGTTATCATTCTCGGTGATATAGTCGGCGGCTTTCTTTACATTTTCTTCTGCATTTTTCATGGCACAGCCAATATGAGCAGCTTTAATCATGGAAATATCATTTTCTGCATCGCCTGCGGCAACGGTATTGCAAAGCGGAATGCCGGTATATTCACAGAGAAATGCTACAGCGGCACCTTTGCTGATGCCAGGTGCGACATGTTCCAGATATTCATTGCTGGAGAAGAAGCGGTCTGCTTTTCCCTCTGCCCATTCGTTTGTTTTTTCCTGATAATCCACCAGATGTTCACGGTTATCGTAATCGACAACCAGGACTTTGACCGGTTCGGATTTCAGGGCGGCTGTTACATCCGGAACAACACGGTAAGGAAGTCTGGTGATGGACGAATAACGTTTCACTTCTTCGGTGTCATGTTCGGTAAGAATCTCACTGTCGGAGTAGGTCTGACAATGAAGTCCAAGGCGGTGTGCTTCATCGAAAATATGTCGTACCAGAGGCATGGAAAGAGGTTTTTTAAAAATGCTTTTTTTCCGGTACATATCATAAATTTCGCCACCATTAAAAGAAATGACAAAACATCCTTTTCTGATAAAACCAAGTTCCTTTGCCTGCATTTTGGCACTTGCCAGTGGGCGGCCGGTAGAGATGACAATCTGGTGACCGGCTTCCAGAGCCTGTTCGATTGCCTGACGGTTTCCGTCGGAAAAAGTTTTCGCATCGGTAAATAAAGTACCATCAAGATCCAGGAAAACAGCTTTGGTACGTTTTTCCTGTTCCAGGAGTTCTTCCAGTGCATCGTCACTGTCGCTGATCCAGATATCTTCTTCTTTGGCAGTCAGCCCCAGGTATTCGCGAAGTGTACAGTCCTCATCACTGAAGTTCCATTTGTCTGTTAAAGAGAAAATTTCGTCAAAAGGAACCTCTCCTAACATAAAACGTTCTCTGAATTTCATAATATAAAAATCCTCCTAATATAAAAATCCTTTTCATGCTGTTTTGTTTCTGTCTCTGTGTTTTCTTAAGTTTTCAAGTGCAGAGTCCGGGATGTGCAAATTGCCGCGTCCGACACCGAGGTCTATGTCTGGTTTGTTGGTGCCATGAAAATCCGAGCCACCGGATATGGCAATTCCCATTGTCTGTGCGAGATGACGGATCTTCTTTTCCTGTGAGGGGGTATGGGTGGAATACATAGCTTCGATTCCATTTAGTCCTTCAGATTTCAGATCGCGTATCAGATCTTTTAATTGTGCATCAGAAAAATGATACTGCATTGGATGAGCAAGTACAGCGATGCCGCCAGTCTGATGAATCAGACGGACTGCCATCTGTGGTGTGACTTTTTCACGCGGGACAAAACAGGGAGCGTGATCGCCAAGATAACGGGAAAACGCTTCTCTCATACTGGAAACATAGCCATGCTCATATAGAAACCGTGCAAAGTGTGCACGCGTCAGGACGGCATCTCCGAACTGCGTTTTTAACTGTTCCATGGAAACCGCGATTCCTTTTGCGGCCAGCTTTTCTGTCATTTTACGGTTGCGTTCGTTGCGAGAGTCCTGAAAGCGTGTCAGTTCCGAGCAAAAATGTAAGTCATGCCAGTCGAAATCAAGACCTACGATGTGAACATCTTTGCCCTGGTATTCAGTGGAAAGTTCGATGCCGGAAATCACTTCTACAGGCAGATCTCTGACGGATTCAAATGCCTCAGAAAGACCAGAAACGGTATCATGGTCGGTCAGAGCAAAAGCCGAAAGATGCTGCGAGATGGCATGCTCTGCCAGTTCGGCGGGGGTAAAAGTGCCGTCAGAATGAGTAGAATGCACATGAAGATCTATCATAGTATAATACCTCCAGTCAGCTTATTTCATACGGATTTGCCGCGAAACGTTCAATGCAATGCCCATTTCTGCCATCAGAAACAGAATCGAAGTACCACCATAACTGATAAATGGAAGCGTAACACCGGTTGTTGGAATAAAATTCAGTACAACGGCGATATTCAGTACAACCTGAAGAGCGATATGCGCGAAAATACCGGTTACAATCAGGGAACCGAGCAGATCTGGTGCATTTTGGGCAATAAACATAAGACGGTACAGCAAAAAAACAAATAAAATGGTCAGGAGCACTGCACCGAAAAGTCCAAGCTCTTCGCAGATGATCGAGAAGATCATGTCGTTCTGGGCTTCCGGAATAGATTGGATTTTCTGCGTACTGTTTCCAAGGCCTTTGCCGAACAGACCACCGGAACCGATGGCATACAATCCCTGAAGTACCTGATAGCCGCCATTGTCAGAGTATTTTTCCGGATCAAGCCATACCAGAATACGGTTCAGACGAAAGCTGTCGCTGGTACCGATGTTTGCTACAAGAATGCGCAATCCGATGACCGCCGCAGCCAGACCGCCGCAGCCGAGAATGATAAAAGGTCTTGTCTTCGGATGTGCAACAAATATCAGAACGCAGGTCATACCCAGGATGATCAGAGCAGTACTTAAGTTATCGGTAAATTTCCAGGTCAACAGGAACGTGATAATACCAAAAGCGGCAACGATCAGAGGCGCTTTCAATCCCTTCATCTGCCGCCCCAGTTTAATGATCAGAACGGAGATAAATAAAATGATCGCAAGTTTTGCCGGTTCGGCAGACTGGAACTGAATCGGACCAATCTTGATCCAGCGTTTTGCACCATTGACTTCATGTCCGATAAACTTTGTGATAAAAAGCAGGAAATTGGAAAATACATAAAAATAACCTGCATATCGGGAATAAAAATGATAATCAACCATGGAAGCGATGAAAATTACCGCAAATCCTAACAGGCTGTAGATTGCCTGTCTTTTAAAATAGTACATATCGCTGCCCCATTCGACCTGAGCTTCGTATGCACTTGTGCTGTAAAGCATGATAAGACCAAAACAGGTCAGCAGAACAACACTTGCCAGAAGATTATAATCGTAATAATCAGCGGAAAGTGTTAACAAACGTCTGCGCCGTCTGGGGTTGGTTCTTTTTGTATTTGTCTGTGCCATATGAACTGCCTTTCTTCTTGTTCTAACCTAAAATATTTTGAAATTACTGTTTATAATAGCATATTTTTGAAACAATGAAAACCCTGTATTAGGAACCATTTTTCAGATTCTTCATAAACTGATATTGAACTTATTATTTTATGGAAGGAATCACAGATGCAGAACCAAAATTCTTGTTGCCAGGGTTTGAACCAGGATTCCTGTCTGCAACAATATGCTCTGGCAATGGCATATGTTCCATGGCAGAAATTTGATAAATCTTTTTCTTTATGTCATGCACTTCAGGTTGGAACCATTTTTCCGTGCCTGGAAAAACCATTCTGTGGAAAAGGAGGAAGATGCAGATGAATCAGTGCAGAGGAAACAATTCCTGTATGCGAAATGCAAGCTTTAATCAGCAGAGAGGATGCTGCCCCAATATGGAAAGAAGAATGCAGACACCGCTACAGGAGCAGGCGGATTGTCAGCAGAGGACACAGCCAGACAGAAGAAGTCTGTTAAAAGAGATAAATGAATGTAGTTTCGCAGTAAATGATATGCTTCTTTATCTGGATACCCATCCATGTGATGAAGCAGCACTTTCTTATTTTATGGAGCATAAAAACCGCCGGGCAGCAGTACTGAAAGAATATGCAAAATATTATGGACCGCTGACGATCGACACGGCAGATGATGAGGCAAGTGAAAGTTTCTTGTGGGTAGAAACACCTTGGCCATGGGAAGGAGGAGGCTGCTGATATGTGGAATTATGAAAAAAGACTGCAGTATCCGGTCAACATCAAAAATCCAGATGGAAGAATTGCACAGATTATTATGAGTCAGTACGGAGGACCGGATGGGGAAATTGGGGCATCGTTACGTTATCTGTCACAACGTTTTACAATGCCAAATCGAAAAATCATGGGTGTTTTAAATGATATCGGAACAGAAGAGTCTGCACCATCATGTTGTCATAGCTTAAGAACCCAGGTTATTCCGGGGTTCTTGGGTATACGTGAATGAATACTTTCGCATCTTTTTTGGTGAAAGGAACGTTCTTTTCTTCTTTCAGGTAATCAATGTGATCAATCAGTTCTTTCATTATCCGGTTTTTCTCCGGTGTATCGAGTGTATCATAGATATCCAGAAGATGTTCACATTTAGGGATGAAATCTGCCTGGATTTTCAGACGGTTTTGCTCTGCTGATATTTTCTTTTTCAGATTCTGGATAGAAGAGTCAGCAGCAGTAATCTGCTCTTTCAGTGTGTTGGAACGTTCCAGGAAGACATCTGTTGTGTAAATTCCCTGTTCCAGAAGATCATACAGAGAGTTTTGCTGCTTCTGCAATGTCTCCAGTGAGGTTTCCTGATTCTTTAGGGTATCTTTTAAAATGTCAAGCGTATCGGAAGGTATGACAGATGTTGTAGGCTCGATACGTTCGTTTTTTACGATATCTGCGATCGCTTCCAGAACCATTGTTTCAACATCTTCCAGCGGACTGCTCACATTATCGCAGTGTGTATACGGACAGATCAGAGTAGAACGCTGACCGGTTTTGTTGTACGGACGGCGAACCATCCTGCGACCACATTTTGAACAGATCACCAGCCCACCGAGAGGATTTTTGATTGTTTTATCCAGACCGACAGGACGGCTCTGGTTTTTCGAAAGCTTTTTCTGGCAGATCTTGAATGTTTCCGGATCAATGATTGCAGGGTGAAGTCCGTCACATATCTCATATTCTTTCGATGTAGGTCTGCTGTAAGTAATCTTTCCATCACAGACTTTTTTCGTGGCAGCTCTGCGGTTCCAACGAAGTTTCCCTATGTATACCGGATTATATAACATATCCCGGATAGTAGGCGGAATCCATTTGCCGCCGGTCTGGGTAGGTATCTGCAGGTCGTTGAGTTTTCGAACAATCTTAGCAGTTCCCATTTCTTCACCATACAGACCGTAAGCATAGAGGTCATATACATATTTTACGATTTTTGCCTGTTCCGGAATGGGAGAGAGCGTGAACCCCTTGTCATTTGGAATCTTCACACGTTCATATCCATAGGGCGGCCGGTTGCCGACATACTTGCCCTCACGGACAGATGCCAGCCTGCCACGCTGCAGTCGGCGTTTAATGGTATTGTACTCACGTCTTGACATAAACAGTCCGAATTCAAAATATTCTTCATCAAATTCATTGTTTGGGTCATATACCTTAACCGGTGTGATGATCTTCGTATCAGATAACTTAAATGCCTGGGAAACAATGCCCTGGTCAATGGTATCTCCGCGGGCAAGACGTTCCACTTCAACAACCAGCACACCGTCCCAGATGCCTTGCTCAATCTCAGCCAGGAGCTTCTGCATGACCGGACGTGCAGAAATCGTTTCGCCGGATACAATTTCCTTATAGACGGCAGAAACAGTGATCTGCATCCGCTTCGCAGTTTCGAACAGCAGCTTTTCATGTCTTGCCAGTGTTTCCATTTCGCCTCTGGCTTCGGCTTCCCGATCGGCACGGGACTTTCTCAGGTACATAGCATAATTACCGTTTTTCATGAAATCACCTTCTTAATATTATGTAAAAAGAGTATAAAAAATACACCCTATGAAATCAGAAGGATATGTGGTATAATGCTCTTGCTTATGGAGATTATGCCACACAATCCTTCGGGGTTCGTAGGTTACAATCTTTGCAATCCCGCTTCGGTGCTGGTAACATCGGGGCGGTTTTTGCGTTATTTGGTTAAATTACAGGATACTATTTCAACAGTTCATGGATGTTGATCGAAAAGCCTGGATAGATACCTACCGGGATATCCTCTTCAAAAGAATACAGGTTGTTGTTTTCCTCTTCATTTTCGAAGCAATAAACATTTACGATTTTCTGAACAGGATTCACGATCCAGTACTCACGCACGCCGGCATTGCGGTATTTGAAAAGCTTAATGCCGTAGTCACGCTTTTGTGTGCCAGGCGAAACGATTTCAATAATGAAGTCTGGTGCACCCTCAATGCCTCTTTCTGATATTTTAGTCTGATCACACAGAACAGAGATATCAGGTTCGACATAAGTCTTATCATCAGCGTTGAGCCGCACGGCAAGCGGTGCAGGAAGAACCTGACAGTCACCATGATTGTTCCGTATATGTTCGCGGATTGTTCCGGATAATTCCATCACAAGACGCTGGTGCATATAACTTGGTGGTGCCATATTGTAAATCTGACCGTCGATCAGCTCTGCACGTTCACCCTCCGGAAGTGCATAGATATCTTCAATCGTGTAAGAGTGTTCTTTTGGTAATGGCATGATAACAACTCCTTTCTTTGCAGGTTATACAACTGCCTCCATATCAAGATATTCATAACTGTTTTCGTACATATATTCAGGAGCACAGTCAATTTCTTCGTTCATCCAGGTGATGACTCCATGGACAATCTTAAAATTATCAAAGACAGCTGGATCATTTAAAGGGGCAAACACTTCACCTTTCAAAACAGTAGCATCAAAGACTCTTTTTTCTCCGGAAGAAAAAGTAAGAAGTAACATTTTATCTCCGGTAACCTTTGCATCTTGTATTTTCAGCAACTCTTTTGCAGAACCTGCATATAAAATTCCGTTTACTTCAAACATAATAACCCTCCTTATAATGGCTTGATCTTGTCAAAATGTTTGCTTTGCACTGCATTGTTCCAGGCTTCGTATAATTCCGATTCATGCACTGCCATCCAGCCGCTGATCATTCGGAACTGTTTCGAAGGAATAGAACCGGCAAGAAGCTCACCGTCAATACCGATCACGGCTTCATAGTCACCATAGAAAGCATGGACATGAGGCTTGTGATGTTGTTGCGTATCATTAAAATACATTGTAATGATAATTCCGTAAAATCTGCTTAACTCTGGCATAATAACAGCTCCTTTCTCGATATTAAATAGTATTATTCAGTTTCAAGGACTTCATCCAGCATAGTGAATAATTTATCTTTATGGTTGCCTTTGAGGTTTACTAATCAATCTTTCGCAGATCATGACGAGGCCCTTTCCGTAAATCAATGGTATATGGATCTGGCATTTCGTAATTTCCCCAACGTGTGTGTAATACTTTCTTTGAACCGATAGGTGATTTCACTGAGGAGGTTTTCTGCTTCACGGATGGAGAACTGCTTGGTGTAAAGAAATCAATCGTTCTATCAGGTTGTTCTTGAGGTTGTTCAGCACGGAGTTTCAAACTGATACGATATTGTTCAGCATCAGGAACATCAGTAAATTCTACTGTTTTATCAAAATTCTTTCTGACTACATCCTTTATTTCATCAAGAGTGACATGGAAAAATTCTCTACGATGATTTACCATATTGAGTTTTCTGTCTTCAAATGCTCTGTGAAGAGCTGCTTCAAGTGCAGGTGCGTTATCGGAGAATATCATGGCATGGACATCAAAATTGAATGGCACAGAGGCACTTCCAAGTTCATCAATTCGATCTTGAGGATCAAGTCTGCGAGTCATACCTATTTTATAAATGTCTTTTCCAAAAGCACCAATATTAGATATGACATATACATATCCGGCTTTTTGGTTTGCTTCTCTATAGTCAATATCCTTGATGGATTTTTCAATTTCTCCTAATTGCTGTTCAATTTCTGCTTTTTTGGCTATTAAGTTTGCATCATTAGGATTTGTCTGTAACTGTACAGAAATTTTATGGTATGCGGTCAAATAATGAGTCTGTTCTTTTTCTATTTTTTTACGCTGGGCTTCGATTTCTTTCTGCAGTCTGGCGGCTTCGCGAAGTTCCTCTCTTGCAGCACGTTGAGCTTCCTTTTCTTCCTGTTTTTTCTGCTGATATTCGAAAGCCAATCGCAGCTCTTTTATTTTTGCATCCAGATATTCACGGCAGATAGATATATTCATAACAGTTCCTAATTTGGAAATTGTCTCAGCAGATTTTTGTATCTTATTTAACGATGCATCAAAATTTGTATATTTAACCTTAGAAACCAGTTCATCACACTCACCGTTGAAAGCACGCAAGAGAAGTTTCTGGGTATCGGATACCATCTTTTTACCCTTTGTAGCACTGCCATTTACCTGCCAATTCGTTATACCACTTACCGCACGTCCCTGTTTAATAAGCTCTTTTTGCTTCGAGCGAATTTTAGCAAGTTCTTCTTTATAATCAAGAGAAGAAGCAAAATCAAATTTCGGAGTATATAGTCCGAATTCCTGAACAAGAATTTCATCATCCATCCATACAATTTGTGATTTTTTGGATTTGATCGTCTTATCTAATTTTGATATGGTGTTATTTAACTGTTCAATATTTTTATACAGTTGAGAAACTGCCTGCTGCTGATTCTGTTCCTGCATCTTTAAGTCATCAATTTTTTGTTGCAAAAGCATCGCATCTTGCATTTCAGGAGTTAAAAGCTCTTGCATTTGATTTAATTGTTTTGTGAGTTTTTCAACCTCTTCTTTATATTGTTTGCCCTTAAAGGCATCCATGATTCCCATAACTCAGTTCTCCTCGTATGTATGATATTTCAAAGACTTGTACCTATGATTTCGCTTTTCTCCATAACAGCCAGTGATGGCTCAAAAAATACAATATAGTTATCTATTTCAGCACACACGCCATACTTGGAGCGGTAGCGGTTAATCGCATCCTGAAAAAATTCTTCGGTAACTCCAAGATATTCAGCGGCGTCATGCCTTGAATGACATCCCTGTTTATATGCCTTTACCAGTCCGATCAGACCGATCTGCTGGTTGTACGCCCATAGCCTGCCTTTTAGTTCCTGTTTTCGGTTTTCCACATCGCTCTGATTGGTGATATCTCCAACAGCGGTGTGATAGTGTCCGATTTCTTCAGCAAGGACACAGGCTTTTTCAACAGATGTGTCGATTTTGTTGCTGATGGCAACCATTCCATCACAATACAGTCCTTTTATCCTGTCGCTCTGGAAATTATAATCTACGATATCTATACCTTCCTTGCAGGCTTGCTCTTGCAAATTTTCGTAAATGTTCATTGTAAAAACCTCCCACTCTTGTATATTTGAAATTGACAAATATTTTTGAGTGCCCTATAATATACTTATCAAGACAGCCAGTAAGGGAGGTCAAGGCTCCCTGTCCTGGTGATCTGCACTAAAATAGCCGCCTATCTTTTCCAGAGAGCAGGGCGGCTATTTCTTATGTGTGTATGTAAGAATTGAAACGATTAAACTGGCTGTTGTCAGAATGATCATAAATGTTTCATAATCGCTCATAAGCATCCCCTCCCATCAAGTCTCAGGAAGGGAACCACAGCCGCTCTACTGGCTGCCTGGGTAAGTATATTATATTGTCATGGTGCATTTTTATTTGTCATAATTTCTTTTATTATATGAACGGACTCTGCTTTTAAACGGTGGAGTCTTTTCTTTTATTCTTAACAAACGCCGCAAACTGGCGGATTTCATCCAGTTCAGATTCTGTGTACTCGTCACCATCGAAGTGAGCTGCAAGAGTAGTGGAAGGCTGGATGCCATCAAATTCGGTAAGTCCCATTAGTTTTCCTGGGGTAGTTCCGAGAGCTTTTGCGAATGCAAGAATCTTACTTTGTTGCAAATCTACTTCACCTTTTTCAATCTTAGCGATAGAAGAGCGACTTGTATAACCAGTAAGTTTTGCTAATTCGTCTTGTGATAATCCTTTTTCTTCTCTGAGCTGTTTTATGTTCTTATATAAATCTAACATTGTAAACCTCCCTTCTGGAATTTACTATATCATATGTGTGAAAAAAATTCAACATAAATATAAAAAAGTGTTGACACATATTCACACCAGTGCTATGATAATGATGTGAATTAAATTCAACAAAGAAAGAGGTGAAAACAGTGGTCAATACTCGTTTGTTAGAGCAAGCAATAAGTGATTCTGGAATGACGATGGTTGCTATAGCCAAGAAATCCGGAATATCACGCGAAACACTCTACAATAAATTACGAGGAGTAAGCGAATTTAAAGCTTCGGAAATATCAAGCTTGTCAAAAGTTTTGAGACTTTCGACTGGTGAAAGAGATAGTATTTTTTTTAACTTCGAAGAGTGAATAATATTCAACAAAACGAATGAAAGGAGGGAAGCATGTGAAAATATTATCGATTTTATTATTTTGTTTCAGCATGGGGGCAGTATATGGAAAAAGAATCACAATAATCCTGTTGATATTTTGGAGTATTGTGATTCTGAAGAAAAATTAATGACGTAATGAATACGAAAACAAATAAGAGAGAAAGAAAAAGAAAAACGAAACAATAAGGGATACGAGGGCATCTAAAGATATTGCAACAAAAAGTAAGGAAACGGCACCTACTAAAAGGTATATGCCAGCAATCGTACAAAGAAAACTGATAATATACAATAATTTTTCCAAACGATTAAGACGTTTGAAAAAATCAAACAAGGAATTCGTAGGATATCCTAATTCACGTTTTAGTTTCTCATAGTCAGATTCGAGTTGGTAGACGAAATTAGAAATATGGTAAGGATTTACAGCATCGTCAGAAGACTCATTTTTGAATTGAGAAAATAATTTTAAGGTTTTTGGAAAAACAAACTGATAATTTTTGTAAATTATCTTGGTAGCCTTTTTAGCGAAAAGTTGGATATTACTTGATGGATAATCGCCAGTGAGTAATTGCTTCATCAATAAATAAAGGGGGAGATACACAAGAGTGAATTGCTTTTCCATAATTTCATATTTTCGGGGACGGTTGAGTGAATAACGAGTGAGTAGGTAAGTGATTAAAGAAGGAATAAGTATTTTAGCGTAATCAGATAGTTCGGGATAGTACTTGCTGAAAATCAGATTCTTTAACATAGCCATCTCCTTTGATATGTAAAATTTAATAATGAATTTCAAAAAGATAATAACATAAAGACGAAAAAAAGAAAAGATAAAGAAAAACGGGATAGCAGAACAGAAAGCGAGATAGGAAATGTGTATTAGATCTTTAGAAGTAGATATTGATCGGAATATTTTGAAAATCAATGGTCGAGAAGTACAAGAGCCTGTTGTCATTACTTTCCCGGGACCAGATGGATGGCCATTACAAAAATTGTTTAATGCTGATCCAGCCAATCCGGGAAAGCACAAACGTATTGATATTACAGTCAATACCGATAAAGCAGAAAGCAAGGTAACAGGTACAAACACTTTTACATAATTTATACGGGGGTGATTGGATGATCATTAAAGAGATCGATCACGAAAAGGGCAAGATTTACATTCACGATGACTGTATGGTGAAGACACCGGAAGAAAGAAAAGAGATCATGCAGAGAGTGTCTCAGATCGTAGGGGATGCCCTGAGAAAAAAACAGAGTGACAAAACCGCCTGAGCAGGCGGGGAAAGGACAAGCAGATGACAAAAAGAGAAAAAATCAGCCTGATCGGCGAAGTGGTTAGTCCGATCGTGGCAACAGCCGCCGCAGGCTTTACATTCTGGTGGCTGGCAAAGTACAGCACGATCTGTGAACGTGACATCGTAGGGACGAGCATCGTCGTGTGGTGTGCGGTGGCTGCGAGAGTGCTGATATGGGCAGAAAAAGCGAGGAGGTAGTGAAATGAAGTTAAGAGATCTTGTAAACGTGATGGAAGGGAACATAGGCTATATGCTGGTAATGGAAAAGTATGGCTTAAAGTTTAAAACATGGAATTCTGTTGAACGTTATCGCACCAGCGATGACGAAATCCTGAACAAAGAGGTAAGTGCCATCTACAATACTGCAGACGGGATGAATGTAGTATTGAAATTGGAGGAAGCGGAATGATCGGAGTAAGCGAAGGGAAAGACCAGGAAGCCAGAGCCATCCTGGAACTGGCAGGGATTGATTCGGAGAAATACCGCATCTGGCACCATAACAGCATCTATGTGCATGCAATAAATGAAGAGACGAAAGAATCGGTGATCGTTGAGAAAGCGACACTCGAGGTAGTAAAAAGTCCCGGTGCTTTGGCGAGCGATCCGGGACACAAAAAATAATAACACAGTACAATTATAGAACAAAAACGGGAGGTAAATCAAGTGAAATATAAACAGGTCGACATCAAGGAAGCTGCAGACCGTTTCAGGAATGGCGAAGCGGTATATGCTGCCAGATGCATTGACGGCATGAGTTTCCGAGAGGTAACAGCAGCAACGATGCTGCTGGTGATGGAAATCCCGGTTCCGGAAACAGGGACGAAGCCGGAAAAGGTGAAAAAAAACAGCCCCCCCCAAACAAAGAAGACCATAGACCGGGGGAAGGTAAAAGTACTGCACGAGGCAGGATGGAGCAATGCGAAGATTGCAGATGAAATGAAGTGTTCCGCAGGGAGTGTGAGCATGATCCTGAAAGAATTTAGAGAACAGGAAGAAAAACAAAGCGAGGTAAATACAGGTGAATGAATTACAGGTGGTTGTTGACCAGAAGCCGGGTGTGATCGGTTTCAACTTTGAAGAGATCCGTGACGAACTCCAGGCAAGAATGGATCTCTATAAAAATGCAACATTTACGGATGAATACAGAGTTTATGCAAAGAACGAAGTGGCGGCACTTCGAAAGATGAAAAAGGCGATCGATGACAAACGCAAGGAAGTAAAGAACCAGTATATGATCCCTTACAATGATTTTGAGGGGAAAGCAAAAGAACTGATGCAGATCATTGACCAGCCGATCGGCCTGATCAGCCAGCAGATCACGGAGATGGAAGAAAGAAGAAAAAAGGAAAAGAAAGCGAAGATTGGAGCACTGTATGATTCCCTGGCCGGGGATCTGGGAGATTATCTGACGCTTAAGAAGATCTATAACGCCAGATGGGAAAACGCTTCTACGAGTATGACAGCAGTCAGAAAAGAAATGGAAGAGGTGCTTTCTTCCGTCAGAAAAGAAGTTGCCATGCTGGAAGCCATGACCTCCGATGCGGTTCCAGAAGCACTCAGACGGTACAAGGAAGACCTGGACCTTGCCGGGGCGATCAATTACGTAAACCAGTATGAAGCACAGAAGGCAGAGATCATGAAACGGGAAGCCGAAAAGAAGCGTCTGGAAGAGGAGCAGAAACGCAGAGCAGAGGAAGAACGGATCCGCAAAGAAGAAAGAGAACGGATCAAAGAAGAAGAGCGTATCCGAAAAGAGGAACGCGAGAAAGCAGAACAGGCTGCGGTAAATGAAGCAGCACAGGGATTTTTTGCTGAGGAAGCAGACGATGAGCTTCCATTTGAACAGCCGACAACAATCACCGCATTTTACAAAGTCGTGGCCACGCCGGAAGAACTGGAAGAAGTTGAGATGGCGTTCAACAGCATTGGAATCTATTATACAAGGAGAGATGCATGATGCAGAACGAAAAAGGCAGAACAGCAGGAAACAGCGTGCCAATGATCTATAAGGCACTGGCCGGCGTGATCGCAGATGTTGGGAGCGTTGCAAAAGATAAGGTTAACCGGCAGCAGGGATTTAAATTCCGCAGTATCGATGATGTATATAACGCCCTGCATCCGGCACTTGCCAAGAATAAGGTCGTGATTATCCCGCGTGTACTGGAACGAAAGTGCGAAGTAGTGGGAAAAACGAAGAATGGCACCGATATGATCAAGGTCATCTGCAAGGTAAAGTTTGGGTTTTATGCGGAAGACGGGTCAAACGAAGAAGCGATTATCTACGGAGAAGGTATTGATACAGGTGATAAGGCAACTAACAAGGCCATGGCGATTGCGTATAAATATGCATGCTTTCAGGTATTCTGCATTCCGACAGAAGACATGGTGGATCCGGATGCGGAGTCACTGGAACTCCAGGAAGAGGGGACGAAAGGGCAAAAAGCGAAGAAGGCGGCAGCACCTAAGGCAGCGGCACAGCCGAAGAAGCAGGCAGCAAAAGAGAAGCCGGTTTCTGAAAAAAAAGCAGAACCTGAGAAGAAGGCGGAAAAACCGGAAGGCAGCGAAACGGAAGTGAACGTGGGCAGTCCTGCAACAAAGGAGATGATTGCCACAGTCCGTGCAGAACAGAAACGTACCGGAGTTCCGGACAAGATCATCCTGAGACGCAAGCAGGTAAATGCAAAGACGATCGAAGAGCTTACAATTGGGGAATTTAAATATATCATGAGTATCTTTGAAAAAACACCAGACCGAAAGGGAGAAACAGAATGAACAGTGTACAGTTGACCGGACGCTTTACGCGTGACCCGGAGATCAGATATACAGACGGTGGCCTGTCAATTGCCAGATTTACCCTGGCAGTAGACAGACGGTTCCGTCAGGAAGGCGGACCGAGTGCAGACTTTATCGGCTGCATTGCATTCGGAAAAACAGCCGAATTTATCGAAAAGTATTTTTCGAAAGGAAAAAAAATGGAGGTGAATGGCCGGATCCAGACAGGTTCCTATACGAACCAGGACGGACAGAAGGTCTATACAACGGATGTGGTAGTGGAAGCGGCAGGTTTTGCGGAAAGTAAAGCAGCACAGCAGGACAACGGCATACCGGCACCACAGGAAACGGATGATGGCTTCATGCGTATCCCGGATGGCATAGATGATGAAGAGCTGCCGTTTAATTGATCATGATCATACAGATTGATTCAAGGGAAAAACCAAAAGCGATCGGGAAAATCTTGGAGGAATTTGATGCCCAGGGCATCCGGCACCCAGTCTCAAAATTGATGGTAGGGGATTACATGAACTACGATAATCCCCGGCTGATCATCGACCGGAAACAGAACCTGAGTGAGCTGTGCTGCAATGTATGCCAGGGTCACGAACGTTTCCGGAAGGAGTTGAAACTGGCACAGGATAACGACATCCAGCTTGTATTCCTGTGCGAACATGGAAAAGGGTTCCGGCAGCTGTCAGATGTGATCTGGTGGGAGAACCCGCGGCGGTGGAAAAGGCAAAGAAACCCGGAAACAGGAAAGTGGGAAGAAACCGAGACAAAAGCCACGACCGGGGAAACCCTGTACCGGATTCTGCACACGTTAGAGAGGAAATACGGATGCAGGTTCCTGTTCTGTGAAAAAGAAGAGACTGGGGCAGAGATCATCCGGATCCTGAAGGAGGGGCTATGACAAAAGAGGAACTGAAACAGCGGTACAGCATGAAGGAGATCGTTGAACAGTATGGATTCCGGCCAAACAGGACCGGTTTTATCCGCTGCCCGTTCCATACAGGTGACAGGGATGCGTCCCTGAAAATCTACGAAAAAGATTTCCACTGCTTCGGGTGCGGGGCAAATGGAGACATTTTCGATTTTGTTCGACGGATGGACAGAGTCAGCTTCCGCGAAGCGTTCCTGAGCCTCGGAGGGACATACAGGCAGGAGAAGCCGGGGAGTTTTTCGCAGCGTATGGCACGATACCGCAGGGAAAAGGCAAAAGAACAAAGGGAAAAAGAACAGCACCGTGAAGAGGGGAAAAAACGGTTCAATCTGTTGTTGATCGGAATATATAGAGAAAGTTTCCAGACAGCAGAACCATTTTCGGATGCATGGTGTGACAGCTATAACGCCATGCAATACCAGCTGTATGTGCATGGTGTATTGAATGAAATCAGTTACTGATGGGGCAGAAAGAAGGTGAGGGAATGGTCCCACTGAATCAATTAACAAAAGAGACGATCCTGTCCAGTAAAGTGCTTGCTGAAGTATTCGATCAGGAGGACGAGCTGTACCGTGCAGAACTTCTGGCATCACTGAGCATGAGAGCAACCGAACTGAAAGTAAAGACGGAGTTCCGTGAGATGGTGAAAGCCTACAGGAAGGTTGACAGTGAAACCAAAAAGAAAAAGCAGAAGACAGCTATGGCAGAAAACTGGACACACTTCTCTGACCATAAATACGAACCGATGAAATGCGGGCAGTGGATCGTGACGGACGAAGGCGTGAGGCTGTATGACCCTCAGAGCGGACGGCAGGATGTCATCGCGTGCCGGCATCCGATCATACCGGTCAGACGTATGCAGAACCTGCAGACCGAAGAAGAACAGGTTACGCTTGCGTTCAAACGAAACGGGAGATGGAGGGAATTGACGATCCCTAAGACAACGGTCACAAAAGCCAGCAAGATATGTGACCTGTCTGCAAGGTCCATACTGGTGACGAGTGAGAGTGCGAAGCTGCTGGTACGTTACCTGGCGGATGTAGAGGCAGACAATGAGGAAAACATCCCAGTTATCCTTTCAAGCTCAAAAATGGGATGGATCCGGGGAAAATTCCTGCCGTACGATACCGGGATCGAATTTGACGGTGCGGCCAGGTTCCGCCAGATCTATGAGAGCATACAGAGCCATGGAAGCCGGGAGAAGTGGTACCAGCGTGTCCTGGACCTGAGAAAGAAACGGTGTTTTGAGATCCAGTTTATGATGGCAGCATCGTTTGCCAGTGTGCTGATCAGCATCATCGGAGGCCTGCCGTTCATGGTAGACCTCTGGGGACAGACAGAGGGCGGAAAATCCGTTACACTGCTGCTGGCAACGTCTATCTGGGCAAATCCGAACAAGGGGATGTACTATCGTGATTATGCCAGCACAGACGTTGGTTTTGAGGCACTGGCGGATTTTCTGAACCATCTGCCGGTTGTATTGGATGACACCAGCAAACGCTGCCAGTCCGTAGAAAAACGCTTTGAGGAGATCATATACAACCTGTGTTCCGGAAAAGGCAAGACCAGATCCAACAAGGAGCTTGGAATAAACCGGGAGAATGTATGGGAGTGCATCACCCTGACGAACGGAGAGAAGCCGATCACCAGCTATGTCAGCCAGGGCGGGGCTATCAACCGTGTACTGGAAGTGGAAGCGGGCGAGCACTTCTTCCCGGACCCTCAGAGCACCATGGACACTATCAAACATAATTACGGCTTTGCCGGTATGGATTTCATCGATGTCCTCAAGGATATAGGAAAGGAAGAGATCTGCCGGATCCAGAAAGAGCTCCAGGCAGAGCTGATGAATGACGACAAGATGCAGAAGCAGGCGATCTCGCTTTCAATTGTCCTGACAGCCGATAAAATCGCCACAGAGCGGCTTTTTAAGGACGGAGAGTATATTTCTGTAGACGAAGCGAAAGAAGTGCTTGTGGACCGAAATGAGCTTTCTGACAACGAACGCTGCTATCGGTTCATACTGGACAAAGTAAACATGAATGAGCACCGCTTTGACGCAACTACAAAGTGCGAGAAGTGGGGGATGATCCAGAAAGGATACGCCCTAATCTTTAACGCAGCGTTTGATGAATTGTGCAGAGAGGGTGAATTTTCAAAGAAATCGTTCCTGTCCTGGGCAAACCGGAAAGGTCTGTTACAGACGCAGGGCGGGCAGATGACCAAAAACAAGAAGGTCGGCGGAAGCACTGTCCGGTGTGTATGGCTGCGAATTGAGGAAGAACCGGAGTTTGTGCCGGTAGAAAGCGAGCAGATGGAGATACCATTTGACTAAAAGGTTACAAGTTACAGGGGATACACGGAAAAATTGAACTATATACAGAGAAAAAAATAAAAAAAATAAATTTTTAAAATATTTCACCTCTCACGTATAGGGGGCAAAAATTCTTGTAATTTTGTAACTTAACCATGAAAATGCTTAAAAATGCAGTATTTAAGCCACTTTTCGGGATACATGGAAAACGTAACCAATAACCTGTTTTTGTATTTTGGTAACCGGGGGGGGGCGGCATGGCAGGAGTAAAGAAGAAAGATATACCGGATATAGCGGCATTTATGCCGGAGTTCTGGGAATTTGTGAAAAGCGTATGGATCCCGGAAGACTCGGATCAGTACTGGAAAGAAGTATATGATAAAGCACAGGAGCTCTACCAGAAGTATCCGGTGGACTTTGTGAAACGGCAGATATTAGGGTTCTGCGAATATCTTGATCAGAAATGGCAGGATGAAAGAGATAAGGCAGGGACGGAGGTAAAACAGTGAGGAGATTAACAACCGCATATGAGCGGATTTGGGCAGATGGAAGAACAGAAACAGTATACGCGGCAAAAGCATCTGATCTGGAGGTAGTAAACAGATTAGGTACATACGAAGACGCAGAAGAAGAGAGAAGATTATTTGTTACGCCGTGCAAACCAGGTGATAAGATCTATGAAGTTGTTGTGGATGAAATACCGTCATGGGAATGTTATATCTGTGAATATGTAGTCCAGGATGTCTCAACGAAACAGGTCAAGTATGCAGATGATTGGGATGCACCTAATGTGTACACAAGTGAAAAGGAAGCACGAGCGAAAGCAGAGCAGCTGATCCGCCAGAGGAACCGTCTGGAATCCCATACGGTTAGCGAGCCCGGATGGATCCCGGTGACAGAGAGATTGCCGGAAAATGATAGTTATGTGCTGATGTCGTTTGAAAATTTCTCTCTTCCATTGGTTGGGAGATACGTGGATGATGAAGAATTAGGTGGTGCATGGTATCTGGGGGATTGCATTGACGAAGATACCTGCCTGGCAAATGACCTGTTTGTCAATGCCTGGATGCCGCTGCCGAAGCCATACAGGGAGGATGAATAACATGGCAATATACCATAAAACATTGCAGTACCACGAAGATACTACAGAAAAGAGAAGCCTGAATGATGAGGACATTAAGTTCTTGATGGAATTGCAGAAAGAAATGAATACGCAGGACACGACAGAAACGGCTGAACCGAGATTCTGGGTCATCAAGGGAAGCGAGAGAGTGCAAGACGATGAGAACGCAGACGAACTTGTCTTGCAATCAGATGGAAGCACCGTTACAAGCACAACGGAAGAAACAGTGAAGTACCTCAATGATAATATCCTGTCAGACTGCAATATCAATCGGGAAAACTGCAAAATTGGAAAGGGGTGTATATTGGATTTTATACTGATGTATACGGAAGATGGAGAAGAAGAGTATGAGGACTTGATAGTGGAGGAAGTGAATGAATTTCTTGCCAATAATGGATATGATGATGTCAGGATAGTTGGTATTTCGTTCAGACCAGTTGTGTATCCGAACACGATGTTTCTGACAGAAAAAGAAGCAAGGGAGCATCTGGAACGAAACCATTACAACTATTCAGAAGATGCACATACCTACTGCATGTGTGCCTGGAGATCTCCGGAAGTATGGTGGCTGTGGAAGATATTGCAGGAGGTGAAATGGGATGAATTACGACAGAACGTGTGACACATGCAGATACCATAGCGAGGATGGGGTATGCAGATGTACAAGAAGCGAAGAATTCAGTGATGTAACAACAGAAACACATTGCTGTGACTGCTACCAGGCAAGAATGGAATATGACTGGAGAATGTCAGTATTGGACAGGTTCATGAAAGGGGCGGGAAGATGAAGGATGAAAGCAGCTGAGAAGAACGCCAAACGGAGGGCACATTATAACCATCTGGAGCGTGCAGTGGATGCTGATGCAGCCAGAAGATTCCATGAGCCGACTTACATACAGCGAACCCCGCACTATGTGAAACAGGTATATGACCAACTGGAACTGGCAGCAGGCCTGAGCGGGTTCGAGATTGCCGTCCTGAGGGACAGACGAACCGGCAAGGAGTATCACAGGAACGATGATGGGGTGCATGAAAGAAAACAGGAGGAAGAGACATGATCACGATCAAAACAGAGAAACATACATACACAGCGAAAATGGGCGCGGAGGAAAGCGAAAAGCTGTTCAGGGAGCTTATCATGGAACTGTTCGGATATACCGGACGGTTGACCATCCCGGAAACAGAGGAGGCAGTTATCCCGGAAATCCCTGCATACGAGGCGGAAAACGAGGAGAAAGCAGAAGAAAAGCCGGATGTTATGAAAGAACTGGAAGAGTACATAGAGGACAAGTATTCCGTGGATCCAGTCACAGAACCAGAGCCGGTCGGGAAAGAAAATGATGGTTATTCTGGTTTCCTGCACATTAAGTGCCAGCACTGTGGGAAAGAAAAGACGTATTGCAGTAAGCACAGGATAAAATATTACGAATGCAAAAATTGTGGGGAACGAACAGAGCTGAAAGGCATGGTACGGCTGCGTACAAACTGTGAATGTGGGAAAAAAGCAATATACTGGACAAATATGACGGAAAAGGCATTTGATGTATGCTGTGTTGAATGTGAGCAGCCTGTGGCAGTGATGTACAACGGGAAAAAGAACCAGTACGAGACAATACAGTAGCAAGGAAATGCATGAGGGGAGGCGATGCCGGTGGAGATGACGGAAAACGAAAAGAAGAAAGCGTTCCTGCGAAGATACCGGGAATGTGAACGGAGGGAGCAGGAAATCCTGGAAGAGATCCAGAGGCTCCGGATGGACAAGATGTTCCCATCAGTTGTCAATGACGGGATGCCGAAAGGCAGCCAGCAGTCCGACCTGTCGGATTATGTGGCAGCTATAGAAAGACAGATCGGACGGTTGAAACGGGAACGCCTAGAGAAGGCACGGACGCGTGATCAGATCGACTTGGCAATCAGACGGATGGAAAATCCAAACGAGCAACGAGTATTACGACTGAGATACTTATGGGGATTAGGATGGGAAGCAATCGGAGAAAAAATGGGATATTCACGAGAAGGAGCAATAAAATTGCACGGAAGAGCATTGCCAAATTTGAAATTCCTTAAAGAGTACACGCCAGTACACTCTAATCTGTGATATAGTGTAATCAGTTCAGTTTGGGAATGATGCTGACATGATTGGTTCTTTTCATTTACCTCCAAGTATTTTTGACAACTGCCAGGTCTCAACAGCCTGGCAGCATCGGAACATAGCTCAGCGGCGAGAGCAACCGGATTAATCCGTAGATGTCGAAGGTTCGAGTCCTTCTGTTCCGATTCCCCTGATTGGGGCATATAAAAGTCCTTTCTCAAAATAATATTACTTTTCCACAGGAAGACATCTGGCAATGCTGGGTGTCTTTTTGTGTGCAATGGAAGGCAGGTGAGCCAAAGTGACTGAAAAACAGAAGATATTTGCAGATGAATACTTGATTGATTTGAATGCTACAAGGGCTTACCGGGTGGCATATCCGTCTGTAAAGCGAGATGAAACGGCAAGAGCAAACAGCAGCAGAATGCTAACAAATGCTAACGTTGCAAAATATATCGCAGACCGGATGCAGGAACGTCAGAAACGCACGGAAATAACGCAGGACAGAGTTTTGGAGGAACTGGCTGCTATTGCATTTGCCAGAGCTACTGATTATGCAGAAGTAAAGGACGAGTGTGTCAGAATCAAAGACACGGATAGCTTGACGGATCAGCAGATTAAAGCTATTGCCGGAATAAAAGAGGGGAAGTTCGGAATTGAACTGAAATTGAACGACAAAGAAAAAGCGTTAGAGCTTCTTGGACGGCATCTTGGAATGTTTAAAGATAAGGTCGAAGTATCCGGTCTGGAATACGAGAAAAAGAAACTGGATGATATCCTGCGACAGATGCGGGGTGATGGATAGTGAGCACGGAACGCTTACTGCTATCAGAAAAGTATAAAGCATTTTTACGTTGCAATGCACCGGTTGAATTTCTGGAAGGCACGACTGCTGCCGGTAAGACGACAGTAGGACTGTTCAAATTTATGCTGAAAGTGGCAGAGTCACCGAAAAACTGCACATTATAGCGGCGAAAGATACCGGAACGGCAGAAAAGAACATCATCAATAAGGATCTTGGCATCATCGATGACTTCGGCATGCTAGCTGTGTACAACGGAAACGGTACCAAGGACGACAAGATACCACATATCCTGTTCCATACCAGCAGCGGTGATAAAATTGTGTATGTGATGGGATATGGAGACAAGAAGAAATGGCAGAAAGCCCTTGGCGGTCAGTATGGATGCCTGTATATCGACGAGATCAATACAGCCGATATTGAGTTTGTACGGGAGTCATCCATGAGATGTGATTACTTCATGGCAACATTGAACCCGGATGATCCGAATCTGGATGTATACAAGGAGTATATCAACTGCAGCAGACCGTTGCCTGAATGGGAACAGGACACGCCGCAGGAAATTAAAGAAGAGCTGAAAGAAGAACCAAAACCCGGATGGGTACATTGGTTCTTTTCTTTTGACGATAATGCAGGACTTCCGGAAGAAAAGAAGCAGCGGATCATCCAGAACACGCCGAAGGGGACGAAAATCTGGAAGAATAAGATCCAGGGACTCAGGGGCAAATCAACCGGTCTGGTATTTCCGAACTTCAGCCGAAAACAGCATGTGGTCACGGCAGAATGGGTAAAACAGCAGATGGTAGCAGGAGAACTGAAATTCAAAAAGTTTACCTGTGGTCTGGACACGTCGTATTCCTCAAAGTCACCAGACACGATTGCTATGCTGTTTCAGGGAATCACGGAAGACAGGAAGCTAATCACACTGGCAGAAAAGGTATACAGCAACAAGGATCTGTCTGAACCGCTGGCACCGTCTGACACAGCGGTAAAATACATTGATTTTCTGGAAAAGTGCCGTAAAAAATGGGGATTTGCAAAAGAGACGTTTATTGACTGTGCGGATGCGGCTACGATCACTGAGCTTCGTAAGTACAAGCGTCTGCATGGATGTCTCTACAATTTTATTGAATCGTACAAGAAAGTGGAGATCCTGGACCGTATCCGCTTACAGCTTGGATGGATCCAGCAGAACTGTTATCTGGTTGTGGATACTTGTACAGAACATATCTCAGAACTGGAGCGGTATTCCTGGAACGAGGAAAAGGATATCCCGGAAGATCGGAACGACCACACGGTCAACGCACAGCAGTATGGATGGATTCCATACCGGAACATGATCGGGTTTAAGGAGGAACAGAAAAGGTGAAATGGATGGAACAGTTGAATGAAAATATAAAGCGGACACTGCGGAGCTGGCTGAATGTACTTCCGGAAAACCCGTATAATTTCCAGATCAATGAGATGCTGGATTTTGAGGGGCATGCGATTCGCAACCGTATCTGGTACCGCGGCGATGGCAACGAACTGGAACAGTTCTACCAGCAGAACCGTGAATATGCGGATAAGTACAAATTCTGGGCGAGTAAGAGCAGCCCGGGGCTTGAGATGCGGAAAATCCATACCGGTCTTCCTGGACTGATCGTGCGAACACTGACATCGGTTGTACTTCCGGATATGAACGATTTTGAATTTGAAAGTCCTAAACAGCAGGGGATGTGGGAAGAGATCGCAAAGGACAATGATTTCCAGCACAAGATAGAAAGTGCACTGAAAGAGGCTCTGTATATTGGGGATGGAGCCTTCAAAGTGACGGTTGATACACAGATCAGCCCTTATCCGATTCTTGAATGGTATCCGGGCGACCGGGTGGAATTTATCCGGCACCGTGACAGAATCCGTGAAATCGTGTTCAAGACACCGTATAAGGAGAAAGGAAGAACCTATGTGTTGAATGAACGCTATGGATATGGTTATATCATCAACGAGCTGTATTCCGGCAATCAGATGCTTGAGGTTTCCGCACTGAAAGCTACAGAAAACCTGAAAAACTTTGCATTTGACGAGAACGTGATGCTGGCAGTGCCGCTGATGATCTATGAATCTGCCAAGTATGAAGGCAGGGGCGGCAGTATCTTTGATGGTAAGCTGGACAGCTTCGACTCGCTTGATGAGGTCTGGTCGCAGTGGATGGACGCACTGAGGGCAGGCAGGGCAAAAACATACATTCCGGAATGTTTAGTCCCACATGATCCGGAGACGGGCGTGCTGATCCGACCGAATCCATTTGACAATCGCTATTATGCAGCAACTGGTGATATGAGCGAAGGACAGAAGAATGTGATCAATACCGATCAGCCGGTGATCCCGCATGAAAGTTATCTTGCATCTTATATCACGGCACTGGATCTGTGTTTGCAGGGTGTAATCAGTCCTTCTACCTTAGGCATTGACACGAAGAAGCTGGACAATGCAGAAGCACAGCGGGAAAAAGAAAAAACAACGCTATATACACGGAACAGCATTGTAGAAGCATTGCAGACGACACTGCAGGATGTAGTTGCTTCCTGTATCCATGCAATGAACATCCTGGAAGGACAGATGCCGGAAGATGTAAAGGTCAATATTCCATTTGGGGAATATGCGAACCCATCTTTTGAGTCTCAGGTGGAAACAGTCGCCAAGGCAAAGCAGGGCGGAATCATGAGCATTGAACGCTGTGTGGAAGAACTGTACGGTGACAGCCTAGATGAGCACTGCAAGCAGGAAGAAATCACAAGACTGAAAGCAGAACAGGGTATTCAGGAGATGGAAGAACCGGGAGTTAATCTGGAAGCTGGTGATTTCAGCGTAAATCAGGAAGGTGGAGAAAACGATGAAGGTAAAAGTAGCAAACAGGATGTACCAGATGAGCCGGAAGGAGTACCAGGGACTGCTTGAGATTGCAAAAGAACAGGTCGCTTTCGGCGTGTATGCCCTGGAAAAAGGCGATTATGCAGAACTGAGAAATGATAAATGCAGCAGTGTCACGCAGTTGAAAGAACTGAAAAGGCAGTTTAAACAGCAGGGATTTAAGGTGCATGTGAATGGCAAAGATAAACGATGCGTATGATATCGGAGCTGCTTTTGAGGCGATCGAGGATGAACTGATCGCATCCATGATCCGAAACATGAAACGGCACAAGGTCGAAGAAGTGACGGAGAATAAGCAATGGAGCATGTGGCAGGCAGAGCAGTTAAAAGCTCTGGAGGAGTACCGGAGAGCCAACCGGAAAAAGTTCGGAGGACAGTTCCAGGACATCAATGACAAGATCGAGGCTCTGATCCGGGTGGCAAGAACCGAAGGAAACATGCATCAGGAACTTCAAATCCTGAATGCCATCAAGAAAGGCTTCCCAGCAAAGAAAATTTCAAAAGGTGCTACGGCAGAGTTCTTCCGGTTAAATGACCGAAAGCTGGATGTACTTATCAATGCAACCACGAATGACATGGAAAAGGCGGAGGTTGCAGTGCTCCGTATGGCGGATGATCAGTACCGCAGGGTAATCTACAACGCTCAGGTCTATGCAAACACCGGTGCCGGAACGTACGAGAAGGCAGTTGATATGGCGACCAAGGATTTTCTTTCTGCCGGCCTGAACTGTATCGAGTATAAAAACGGTGCAAGGCATACGCTGGCAGATTATGCAGATATGGCGATCCGTACAGCAAGCAAACGAGCCTATCTGCAAGGAGAGGGCGAAAAGCGTCAGGAATGGGGCATACATACTGTTATCGTGAACAAGCGAGGAAATCCGTGCCCGAAGTGCCTGCCATTTTGCGGAAAAGTGCTGATCGATGATGTATGGAGCGGTGGCAGCCGGAAAGATGGTAGTTATCCTCTGCTGTCAAAAGCGATATCCTATGGTCTGTACCATCCAAGATGTAAGGATGGTCACACAACCTATTTTCCCGGCATTTCAACCGCAGATGATACCTGGACGAAAGAAGAACTGGAAAATATCGGTCTGGAAAACCAGCAGGAAGCCAGGCAACAGTATGCAGAGCGTCAGGGAAAGAAGTATGATCGTCTTGCAGAAAACTCACTGGATGCAGAAAATCAGAAACGTTATGCTGCCAGACGAGAAGAGTACTACAGGCGGCGAAAAAATAAAGTGTTGCGAGATGATCCGGAATATCAGGAGCATATACGAAAACGCAGAGAGGAATACCAGAAGAAACATCCGACAAAGCAGAACACAGAGCCTCAAATTGATAAAGAGGCATTGAAACAGGAAATTACCGGTATGGATCAGCAGCAGGCTTCCTTGAATGAACAATTACAAAAAGTGAAAGAGGAAGAAAAGAGTCTTACGCAAAAGGTATACTTCGATATGAGTGGAACGGCAGAAGAGAAAGAGCAGTTAAAGGGAATGTCCGCAAAGAAAAAAGAAATCGAGGCACAGATTTCGGAGTTAAATAAGCAGATATGGAAAAAGCAGGAAGTGTACAAAAATGATGTGGAAAAGAGGCTGGTGGAAGACGGTATACTTCAAGAAGTGAAATTCTCAAAGAGGATGAAGCCGGAAACAGTAGATGAATTGGAGACCACAATACGAGAGTTGCATGACAAATATGGTATCATGCCAAAAGCAGTAAAATATAGTCCTTTGAATGTAAGAGATGCAACTGCAACATATAACTGGGTGGATGATACGATCTATATTTCGAATAACTTCAATGATTCGAAAGAATATCTGGCAAAGGTTGCGAAATCCGAAAATTCTCTGACCGAGTATAATAAACATTATGACATTATAAACAGAGCGAAAAAGAGTCTTGAAGAGGCAGAGGCGGTTCTGGCAGACAAATCGGTCAAAGGATTCGAAAGAGAAGAAGCCAGATTAAAGAAAGTTCAGGCTGAAATACAATTAAATGAAAAGCGGATGGCAGTCAGAGAGAGTCTCAGCGACTGCTTTACACATGAGTATGGTCATTTTATCCACCGCCATGCAGAAACGAACTATACAACCAAAAAAGATGCTTTTGGAATGCGAGATATGGGAGGCGTTTTCTATGAGCGAGACTGGAGATATGATGTAAATAAGAATTATTCAGCTCAGGCAAAGATTGTTGCATCTGGCATCAGCCGCTATGCCGCAGAAAATCCCTATGAGACGTTTGCGGAAGGCTTCCTTGCTATGGAGAAAGGTGAGAAGATTCCAGATCAGATAGCGGAAGTAATCGAAGAAGCTAAAAAAAGAGCAGGGGCGAAAACAGTTGCAAATGTTGTAAGTGATGATATAATCAATATATCTAAAGATCATACGTTGTATAAAGGGATTCCAAAGAATTGGAGAACGTTAAAATCCGAAGAGATAACTTTGCAGTCGGTAAATCCTAAATACGCAACAGGTGACATAGCATACAAGACGAATTGCCCTAATTGTGTTTCAGCATATGAAATGCGGAAAAGAGGATATGATGTTACTGCGAAGCCATCAGGAAAGAATCATTATTTAAACAGAAATCCAGAAGCGGCCTGGAAAGATCCTGACATAAAAAAGGCCATCGGAAATGGGAAAAATGATATATTAAAGTCATTTGAAGAGTGGCCGGAAAACGCAAGAGCAGAAATTGCTATTGTTTGGAAAGGCAGTAACAATGGTCATGTGTTTGTAGCTGAAAAAATAAAAGGGGATGTATTGTTTTATGATGTTCAATCAGGAAGTACATTGTCAGGAGATTTTTGGGAACGAGTTGAGGAAGAAAAAACATTATATTGGAGAATTGATAATATAGAACCATCAGACAGAGGAATAACAGCATGTGAAGGAAGTGGAAAATAATGAAATTTGGAATGGCTTGCAAAAAGGCAATGGAATATTTAAAAAAAGAATATGGAGACATTGGTTTTTCCTCAATTAAGGATATAGGAGACAAATGGTTATTTGAAGGAAGAGATGCCGAAAACACTGTTTTTTACGGAAAGCCGGGAATAACCATTGACAAAGAAACGGGAGAGCAAGGCTTTTTCTTGTTGCCAGATATTGAGAACTTTAAACTTCTGGATAAAGCGGCTAATATTGAGATTCCGAAAGAGTATAGGTTTTAAAAGGGGATGTGAAATATGGACGATTTCAGGGTTATTTACAAGATTCTTCGGATTTTGCAGAAAGCAATGGATCTCGAAGAATTTGATAAAAATAATATTTCTCCAGAAGCGTTGAACCTGTCGATACCAAAATGGAATAGGATTATGGCAATTCTTTTGAAGGAAGGTTATATATCAGGAGGGGAGACTTGGAACGCAATGGACTGCGGTTATCCGCGTGTAGTATTAACCAGACCTGAACTTACTTTAAAAGGTTTGGAATATCTGGAAGAAAATAGTTTGATGAAAAAAGCAGCAGATATCGCAAAAGGAATTGTTGATACTGCAACAAATGTGATTTGATACCACCAGTCAAGAGGCCGGTGGTATTTTTATACCCATTTTTAAGGAGGTGAGAAACATAAAAAGCAAAACTTACGAAGAATTTGTCGAAAAATTCAAACCGAAGAAAACGACAGACGACTGCTATACACCGCCGGAAATATACGAAGTCATAAAGGACTGGGTTTGCAAACGTTACAATATCGATCCTGGGAACGTGATCCGCCCATTCTGGCCGGGCGGCGATTACGAAAAAGACGAGTACCCGCCGGGATGTGTTGTGGTGGACAACCCGCCTTTTTCCATCCTGAAAAATATATGTGAATTTTATCTGGAACGGGGCATCCCGTTCTTTTTGTTTGCCCCGGCACTCACAGTGTTAAATGGTAAGACTACCTGGAACAGAATGAACCACATTGTGTGTGACTGCACGATCGTGTACGAAAACGGGGCAACGGTGAAGACATCGTTTGTCACCAGCTTCGAACCGGAAACGGCAGCGGAGACATCACCGGAGCTGACCAGGCTGGTGAATGATACAACGGAAAAGCTGAGGCAGGAAAAGTCCCGGACATTGCCAAAGTATATGAAAATGTTCCAGAAGATGAGGGGGGTGAATTAAGTATATGTTAGTACCAGCTATATTGTATAAAGAAGAGATAATTAAAGAGTTTCAGAAATTATATTATACAGAAGATATGTTTTATTATACTGGCTGTTTGGCACAATGGTATCCTAATATTAAGGATATTCCTGACGATGGTGATTTTGATTATGCAATCGTAAATAATGCTGGTAAACTCATTGGTTATCTTTCGTATAAAGCAGATTATTATTGCTCAAAAGTCTATAATTTTGGATTAGTTTCTTTTGATAGGGGAAATCCAATTATAGGTAATGACTTATATAAAAAGTTAGAAGAACTTGTTCCATGTTTTCACCGTATTGAATGGAGAATGGTTGGTGGAAATCCTGTTGAAAAACATTATGATAAGTTTTGCAAATTGCATAATGGTAAAAAGCATATATTAAAAGACTCAATAAGAGATAAAAACGGAAATTATCACGATGATATTATTTACGAAATAGTTAAAGTCCAGCGGTGTGATGTCAAGAGATAAATAATAAAAAAAGCATGAGTATCCGGATCATATCGTCACCGCTGCCATGATGCAGAAAATGGCACGTTACGGCGTACATTTCCGGGTAAGGCGTGAAGAATGCCAGCTTGTGCAAACCCTGGACGCCCAGAGAGCCATGAAAAAAGGGATTTACGGGGCAGGACTCCTGCTGTCAGACCAGGCGGCAGCCAGGAAGCAGGCAGCCAGGAAGCAGGCGGCACAGAACGCAGAAAAGCAGGCAGAGGATACCATCTGTTATGAACTTTCAGAGCGTGAGAGGGAACTGGTGGAGGAATTAAATAAATCAACATTAGGTTAAGAAAGAGAGGAATAAAAACATGAAGAAATTATTTATCAGCCAGCCAATGAAAGGCAAATCAGATGAGGAAATTTTAAGAGAAAGAAAAAAAGCGATCCAGCGTGCGGAAAGACTGTTAAATGAGCCGGTGGAGGTAATCGACAGCTTTTTCCAGAGTGCACCGGCAGACGCAAAACCGCTCTGGTTTCTGGGGAAATCCCTGGAACTTCTGGCGGGTGCTGATATTGCGTATTTCACAAAAGACTGGGAAGGAGCAAGAGGCTGCCGTATCGAACGCACTTGTGCATTGGAATATGGGATTGAAACAGTTGTGGAAGATTATTCCAATGACTGAACACTACACCGTCACAAAAGACGCAGACAGGCTTGCACCGAACTGGCTGGTGAGCCGGATCAATTACAAGACAATCAAATTCATATATCGGGACATTGACGGACACGCAGAGCTGAAGGGGGTGAGGATTGGCGATGAAGTGGCACAGATCGGCGACACGGTACAGTTCAACGGCAGACGGTTATCCGTAGAAAGGCGGTGATCCAGGCATCTCCCTTTAAGGCACGGGGTTATGTGTCTTATTTTTATGCTCGAAGGCAGAAAACTACACGGAGACACCGGGTTATCAACTGTTTTGTGAGACACACGTAAAACTGTCAGATTTGTGCAGACAGCACAGTAAAAACTGTAAAGGAGCGAAGAAACATGAGCAAAAAAATTCCTATGAAACTTCAGATCTTTGCCGAGCCGCCACAGCCGCCGGAACAGAACCCTGCAAATCCAGCACAGGCATCAGAAGGGCAGTCAGCCCCGGCTTTTGATTATGACAAACTGACGAATCTGATTGCCGGAAAACAGAGCGTGACGGAGGAATCCGTCCTGAAAGGGTATTTCAAACAGCAGGGACTGTCAAAAGAGCAGATGGAACAGGCAATTACGGCATTTAAACAGCAACAGGCGGACAAACAGCCAGATGTAGCAGGCATGCAGAATCAGATCACTGAGACGCAGAAGCAGCTTACCCAGGCACAGGCGGCAGTGCAGAAAGCACAGATTGAGAGTGCAGCCACCATGACGGCGGTATCGCTTGGCATCCAGGCAAAGACAATCCCATATGTTTTGAAAATGGCAGATTTCAGCCAGGTGATCGGGCAGGATGGGAAAGTCAGTGAAGAAGCACTGACTGCAGCAATCAATAAGGTGTTGGAGGATATCCCGGCATTAAAACCGCAGGCAGATGAAAAGTCCGGTTTCATGCAGATCGGTACTGGCGGCAATCCTCAGCAGCACCCACAGCAGACAATAGCAAACCAGGCAGCAGTTCCAACAAAACGTTGGAACCGATTCAACTAAAAGAAAGAAGGTATAAATTATGGCATTAAATTACGCACAGCAGTGGAGCCCGGAGCTTCTGGAGATCCTGATTCAGGGGACGATCACATCACCATTTATCACAAGCAACGTGAAATGGGTGGGGGCAAGAACATTTCACTTTACACAGACATCTACATCTGGTTTTAAGAACCACAACCGCAACGGTGGCTGGAACAAAGGATCTTTTGCACAGAAAGATGTTCCTTACACGGTAGAACATGACAGAGATATTTCATTCTTGGTTGATAAGGCCGATGTAGACGAAACGAATGCAACAGCATCCATCCAGAATATTTCCCATGTATTTGAGCAGACACAGGTTGCACCGGAGACGGATGCACTGTTTTTCTCCAAAGTTGCTCAGGTAGCAAAGAAAACGGAAGGATACCATTCAGAAACGGCGGCATCTACATACACAAAGGCAAAAGTGTTTGGAATGCTGAAGGACATTCTGGCAAAAGGAAAGCTCAGACGATACAAAGCCAACGGAACGCTGGTGATGTATGTCACAAGTGCAATCATGGATGTCCTGGAGCAGTCTACGGAATTTACACGTAAGATCGAGATCACCCAGATTGCAGAAGGCGGCATTGGTATCGAGACCAGAGTAACAGATATTGACGGTGTGCCGGTGATGGAAGTCATTGATGATGAACGATTCTATGATTCCTTTAACTGGGAACCGGAAAACGGTGGATTTGAGCCGGTTAAAAAAGCATCCGGAACAACAGGTTCTAAAAAGATCAATGTTCTGGTTGCATGCGGTCAGACATGCAAGACGGTGCCTAAGATTGCGAGTATCTATTACTTTGATCCGGGAGCACATACAGAAGGCGATGGCTACCTGTACCAGAACCGTTCCCTGTCAGATGTTTTTGTATTTCCGAACGGAAAAGATGGCAAGATCGACAGTGTGTATGTAGATACCGATACTACCGAATACACAGGAGAGTAATATGGCTGCTTATGTGACAGAAAGTTACTATATCGGCACTTATGGCGGCAGGACCGTAGCAGAAGAAAATCTGAAATCTGCCCTGCACCAGGCATCCAGACACATCGATTCCCTGACCTACAACCGGATTGTAGGCAGGGGATTTGATAACCTGACGGATTTCCAGAAAGAGATTATTCAGGAAGTCGTATGTTTGCAGGCAGATTTTGAATGTGAAAATGCAGATGAGATCAATACGATCTTGTCCAGTTACAGCATCAATGGCGTATCGGCTTCGTTTGGCAGCAGTTGGAACGTATTCATGGACAAGGGAATTGCCATGAAGCGTGATGTATATGCCCTGCTTTGCCAGACGGGACTGTGCTGCCAGTTAGCGAGGTGAAGCATGAAATATCCATGTTTGATACCAAAACGGCTCTGTCAGACGGATATCGTCTGCAAGTTCGATCAGGAAGGATTAAACAAATACGGTGAGCCATTAGAGACAATAACGTATTCCGGTAAATGCAATTACCAGGACAAAGCCAAAACAGTGCTGACAGAAGAGAAGAAGATGATACAGATCACTGGGACGGCATTGTTTCCAGGGGATATCTGTCCGGGACTGGCGGTTATCTCCAGCGGATCAGCAGAACTGTTTGGAATGCAGCGGAGAATCGAACAGGGGACAAAAGCCAGAAATCCGGACGGAAGCGTGAATTATACGGAGGTGATGCTGATATGATCAGTGTAAATTCGATTATTAACCTGAACTTTCCGAGGATAAAGCAGCTTACACAGGCACAGTCTCAGGCATTGGAACAGACCGCAGAAGCATTGCACACAGAAGTCGTGCAGGCACAGGTATTTCCGTTTGATACCGGAAATTTGCAGAATGAGAGTACTTTTGTAGATTGCTCGGAAAGCAGTAGGGGGAGAGTTACGCTTGCTTCTACAGCACCGTATGCACGAAGGGTTTACTTTCATCCGGAATATCATTTTCAGACAAAGGAAAATCCGAATGCAAGGGGATTATGGTACGAGGACTGGCTGCCAGGCGGGAGTAAAGACCAGTTCTGCCAGAAGGCATATAAAGAGATATACAGGAGGATTGCAGGCTTATGATGTTGTCAGATGTGCGAGATTATGTAGAATCCCTCGGTGTTTCTGAGAACGTGTACATGGGCAAACTTCTGGATAAAGCGGAAAAATCCATTGGTGTGTACAACAGCAAGCACCAGATAGCATACCACACAGCTATCGGTGGTCCGCATCTGGAGAGTTACGGTGAAAAGCCGGTAACGATCCTGGTTCACTGGAACCGTTCACCAAGGGACACAGAAAAAGCCGCTACAGAGTTATTCGAGAAGCTGAGAGCGGCGAGGGACGCAGAAGTAAACAATGAAACAATAAAATTTATACAGCCACTGTATGAGATTCAGGATGTTGGCACGGATGATGCGGGCATCTATGAAATGGTCATAGAAGTGGCTGTTATTTTTGAGAAAAAGGAGTGACGAAGATGAAAACAGGAGTATATCCATGTTACGAAAACCAGTTCCGTATCAACAAAGGAACAACGGAAAAAGAGGACATGAAAGAAATCAAGGACTGCGTATCTTTCTCCGTGTCATTTGATAACGGTGTGGAAGAATGGAATCCATTCGATACAGAAGGCTGGGTAAGACGACTGATGACGTCAAAGAGTGTCAAGATCACAGTGTCTGCTAAGCGAAACGTAGGAGACCCGGGAAACGACCTGGTTGCATCCCTGGCATGGGTAAATGGACGCAGTGCAGAAAAAGACATTGCCTGGACATTCCCGGATGGCACAGAAGTCAATTTTCTTGGCGCAGTTATTAACGTAACAAACGTGGGAGCCGGTGATTCAACGGCAGTAGCACCGCTGGAATTCGAGATCCAGAGCAATGGAAAACCGGAAGTTATTCCGGCAACGGAATAAGGAGGTATAAGAAGATGGCAAAAACAGTAAACATCACAGACAAACTGAACCTGGATGGAAATCCGGCGATTGTGATTAAAGACGAGAAACTGGAAGTCAATGCAGATGCGGCAACGGTGCTGAAACTTATGGACGTCATAGGAGATGGTACAGGAACAGCGAAACAGGTGTCGGATATGTACAATCTGCTGTTCGGTGCGAAAGCACGCAAAACAATTGAAAAAGAACTGAAGCTTTCGTTTGATGATTTGAAAGTCGTGGTGAAGACCGCAATCACACTGATTACCGGAAGCGAAGAAGAATCGGGGGAATCACAGATCCCGGCTACGACCTGATTGAAGATTATGATTTGATTGTAGCATCCTTCCAGTCGGAATACGGGATCCGGCTTTCAAGGGAAGTCAACACAATGCCCTGGGAGGAATTCAGACAGATGCTTGCGGGACTTGGACCGAACACGGTCCTTGCTCGTATGGTATCGATACGGACAGAAGAAGATGAAGAGATGCTGAAACATTTCACACCGGAACAGAGAAAGATCCGGTGTGAATGGCGGAACAGAACAGCCGCAAAAGTAAGCATAGAGGACAGGGATGTGTTCCTGGAACAGATGAAACAGGCATTTATTACAATGGCAGGAGGTGGTGCGAATGGCGGACAGAGACAGCATAGGCGAGATTGGTCTTGATTTGGTCGTAAACCAGAATCAGTTTAAACGTCAGATGAACAGCATGATGGGTATGGCAAAAAAGGCAGGTGCGGCATTGGCATCTGCCTTTGCTGTCGGGAAACTGGTTGAATTCGGAAAGAAATGCTTGGAATTAGGTTCGGATCTTGCAGAGGTACAGAACGTTGTTGATGTTACGTTCCCAACATTATCCGCACAGGTAGATCAGTTTGCAAAGAGTGCAGCGGCAAGCTTCGGCTTGTCAGAAACTATGGCAAAACAGTACACCGGTACGTTTGGTGCCATGGCGAAGGCATTTGGATTTACAGAAAAACAGGCTTTCGATATGGGAACAACCCTGACCGGATTGACCGGTGATGTGGCATCGTTCTATAACCTGAGCCAGGACGAAGCTTATACAAAAATCAAATCCGTATTTACAGGTGAGACGGAATCACTGAAAGATCTCGGTGTTGTCATGACGCAGACGGCACTGGATTCCTATGCACTGGCAAATGGGTTTGGAAAAACGACAGCGAAAATGTCCGAAGCAGAAAAGGTAGCGTTGCGTTACCAGTTTGTGCAGGATCAGTTGTCAGCGGCACAGGGCGATTTTGCACGAACATCCGATTCCTGGGCGAACCAGTGTAAGATCCTGAGTCTGCAAATGCAGTCGCTTATGGAGAATGTTGGACAGGGACTGATCAACCTGTTTTCACCAGTACTGAAAGTGATAAATGCAGTGGTTGGTCGTCTGAGTGTGCTGGCAAGTGCGTTTAAATCATTTACAGATCTGATCACCGGACAGAAATCGTCGGCTACTGCCGGAAACATGCAGCAGACCGCAGAGGGAATGGATGATGCAGCAGATTCGGCAGAGAATCTGAAAGACAATACAGATGCTGCAGGAGATGCGGCAACCAAAGCATCTAAAAAACTGAAAAGTCTTATGGGGTTTGACAAGATCAATCGCCTGGATAAGAAAGATGACAGCAGTAGTACTACAGGAAGTGCTGTACCGGACGTAGCTGGTAGTGTTGATTTTGGCAAGCTTGCCGAAGGGGATACAGTTGTAGACGGATTAAATAGTAAAATGCAGGATTTACTGGAAAAAGGTAAAGAACTTGCAAGTTTATTTAAGAAAGGATTCTTGATAGGATTCGGAGACAGCGGGAAGAGAATTGATGGAATCCGCAAGAAGTGCGAAGGCATCGGAGAAATATTAAAAAGTATATTTACAGATCCTCGAATTCAGAGATCTGCTTCGGGATTGTTTGCTGCGATTGCTTTAAATGCGGGGAAAATTACAGGATCGTTCGTAAGCATTGGTACAACGATCGCTTCTAATCTGGTAGGTGCGATAGAGCGGTACTTGCAGGGAAGTGAAGGTTATATACATAACAGACTGGTCAGTATGCTGGATACTTCAGCGGATACGGCAAATCTGGTTGGAGATTTCTTTACATCTTTTGCGGATGTGTTTTCGGTATTTGCAGATGAAAATGGAGAAGCTTGCTCTGCGGAATTGCTTGGTATGATTTCAGATGCGTTTCTTGGAACGAAAGATCTTACACTAAAGCTGACAAATGATGTACTTTCATGTATTCTTCAACCTTTCATAGATAATAAAGATAAAATAAAAGAGGCTATTGATGATACATTAAAACCAATAAGTATTATTCTCGAAACACTGCATGCATCAGTAAAAGAGACATTTGAGAGGATCTTGGCTGTGTATGATGAGCATATCAGTCCGATGTTTGATAGATTTAAAGAAGGATTCAGCGAAATATTATCTGTCCTGCTGGATGGATATAATAAATATTTTGCACCGGTATTGTCAAAGTTATCGACCTTATTTCAAGATGTATGGACGGGCAGCATACAGCCAACGATCAATAATATTATCGGGTTAGTGGGAGATGTCGCAGATCTTATAAATGTTTTGTGGTGTAATGTGTTTAAACCTTTTATTAACTGGATAGCATCAGCTATTTTCCCGGTAATATCACCAATTATCGAAGCATTGGGGGGCACGTTTTTAAATTTTGTTGGTGGCATTTCGAAAAATATTAACAGTCTCATCGAAATTTTAAGAGGAATTGTTCAATTTGTAACAGGTGTCTTTTCAAGGGATTGGGAAAAGGCATGGAATGGTGTTCTGAAAATATGGAATGGCATGACGGATTTGTTTAAGTCACCAATCAATATTGTGATAGGTTTCGCAAATGGATTGATAGCTGGGATTGAGAGTGCGGTAAATTCAGTTGCAAATATGTTTAACAATCTTGAAATTGAAGTGCCTGACTGGGTGCCTGGGATTGGAGGGCATACACTTGGGTTTAATCTTCCTACTTGGGATGCACCAAGGATACCACTGCTTGCACAGGGCGGCTTTGTGAAAGCCAACACTCCAAGGCTGGCCGTGATTGGTGATAACCGGCATGAAGGAGAGGTTGTAGCTCCGGAAAGCAAACTGCAGTCCATGGTGGATGCTGCGGTAGCGGCGGCAGGCAGGGGAGGTGTGACGAAAGAGGAGATGGAATCTATTGCAAATAATGCAACTATGCGTATTGTAGCAGCACTTGCAAATGTAAGCTTCAATTTGGATGGATCAGACATCGCACGGGCGTCAGCAAGGGCACAGATTGGAACCAATAAGCGTTTTAACACAGTAGATGTTAGATAGGAGTAACTGATGTTTGTATTGAAATGTGGAAACATAGAATTGCCCGCACCAGTTTCGATGAGTGTGGCAGATGAAATCATATGGAGCAGCGACACTGGTCGTACTCTTGCAGGCACTATGGTTGGTGATGTCGTAGCGGAAAAGAAAAATCTGTCCATCAAGTGGAATTGGCTTACTGAACAGCAGGCAGCTCTCATCAAAAAGAATTTAGCAACAGGATTCTTCCCTATTACGTTCCGTGATTACGGAACAAATGTAACGATTGAATCGTATAGAGGAACAATAGCAAAAGAGGTTGGCGGTGATATAGGTGGTATTTATTACTACAAAGAAGTTTCTGTGGATATTATACAGAGGTGAGTGTGATGATAAGTACAAGTAGTGAATACAAGGAAGCAATCAAAAAGAACCGGGAATTTTCAATACATGATGTTTATACATTAACCAGGAATTCCATTAAGATAGAAATGGAAACAGGAGATTTTTTGGCATATAGTATCGATGATCTTGTGACAGATGATAGTAACGGTATTGCAATCGGGACAGCGGCGGCAAAAGAATATAAAGTCACACTGAATAATTCAAATGGCAAGTTTGACGATGTAGATTTTCGAGAGGCTAAAATACAGGCTGAAGTGGGTGTGAAATTGTCAGATGGCACGATAGAACATATCCCCAAAGGCAAATATACGGTTGATTCAGCATATTTTACTGAATTGACTGTTGAAATAATAGCTTATGATGACATGATTAAGTTTGACAGGAGTTATTCTGAAAGTACGCTCGAATTCCCAGCATATTGCGCTGATATTGTCAGGGAAGCAAGTGAAGTTTGTGGTGTTCCAGTAAAGATAATAGAAGAGTCTGTTTATTGGGATATATTGGAAAGTGTAAGAATTAAAACAAAACCAGAAGATGTTAATTTGACTTTTCGTGATATGTTAAAATTTTGCGCGAAGATGGCTTTTTCTTACTGGCGGATTTCGGAAAATGGAACATTAGAATTAAATTCTATTTTGACTTATTTTGAAAGTCTTCCATATGAAGATAATATTATCAATGGAGGAAAATTTAGAAATAATCCATATGCTTACAAAAAAGAAAATGATAAAGATGGAGGGGATTTTAACAACTATTCATCTGGTGATTCTTTGGACGGAATACAGCATCCGGGAGTAAAAGATGCTCATATATACAATATTCTAAATGCAAAAATAAGTACTGACATTACACGGATCACGGGACTTCGGATAGAATATGTCGTAAATAATAAAAAAAAGATTAAAAATATATGGTTCAATAAGGACAATATTTCTGAGGACAGCAATGTTATAAGGGTTGTCATTGATTGTAATATAGATGAAAGATATGCAATTGAAATAGAGAATCTTGCTGAAATGTGTTGTATATATCATCCGACTGGATATTTGGCACGTGATTTATCGGTATCCTGCTTAAGTGATCCAAGTATTACTACAGGAGATATTGTAACTGCTACAGACAGAAAACAAAATTCATTTTATTTTTTTGTTACGCATGCAAAATTTTTGTTTGGTGAGAAACAACTTTTGGAAAATTCTTGTAGAGGCAACATTAAAAGTGTGAGAACAATAATAAAAAATTAAGGGTGGGTGAGAGAATGGCTATACAGATGCGCAGAGGAGAGTATAAAGATCTTAATACAGAAAAATTACTTCCAGCAGAGTGGGCAGTGGTTTTGTCAGGTGATCCGAAAGCAAAAGATGGAAGAGCAGCATATCTATGCTTCAAAGCAGGAGATGTCAAACGCATGGCTACATATGAGGACATGGAAGAAAATATCGAAGAGGCGGTCGGTGTTATTGCAGAAAAAGCGGCAGAGAAAGCAGCAAGTACCGTAACGGAAAAGGCAGAAGAAAAAATAAATGATGCAACAAAAAGAGCATATCAGAGTGCCTCAAAAGCAGAAGAAGCAGCAGAAAAAGTGGATGACGGTCTGGGTGCGTATCAGGAAAAGCTGAACAACACAGTAAAGGAATATGACAAAAGACTGGATGCAGGTATTACAGAATGCAAAAATATTCTTAATTCAGTGAGTGAAAATTTTAAACAGTCTGTGGATTTCAATGCTGAACAGGGAAGCTACTGGTACGTGAATTCAAATAGGACAATAACAAAATACGGGCCAAGCAGCGAGTATATAGCATATACAAATACAGTAATCCCGGTAACTGAAGGCGAGGTGTACGAGGTACACTGTGCAAGATCTGCTGACAGCTATTATGTTCCGGGGCCAGTCATAGCCGTTAGCAGTGCAACGAATTCGGAGGCAGATGGCACTATCGCCATATTTGAGAATCCGACAGATGGAAATGATCAGTATGTGCTTACGGTTCCGGCGGGGGCGAAATACCTGCTGGTCAACCATGTAGTGAAAGCTTATTCGGGAATAGATATGGAAATCTATAAACGGAACAGCCTGGAAGATGTAGTAATGGGCGCTGTCAAAGGTATGTTTTCGGGGGCAGCCGCACACAACGCGATATATCGCGGAAAATACCTAGGTGATACGGTCACAGATGCGCAGGCGGCAGCCATTGTAGATGGCAATTTCAATGATCTGTACGTTGGCGACTACTGGACAATCGGCGGCGTGAACTATCGAATCGCTGATCTGAACTACTGGAAAGGAATCGGGAACGGCACAAAATGCACTACAAACCATGTGGTGATTGTTCCTGATACGATACTGAACACAGGAAAAATGAACAATACGGCTACCGTAAGCGGTGGCTATATCAACTCGCTTATGAAATCAAAAACGCTGAATACACTGGCAGAAAATCTTCCGGACACACTCAAAAATCGTCTTTTGACGCATGATACTTACATATCTGGTTACTGGATGAGATCAAGTGTTGATCTTCTCAGCGAACGAATGATATACGGGTGCAAAGTATTAAGCAATGAAACAAAATTCAGTGAAGTAAGACAACTGAATCTTTTTAGAATGGACACAGAGAGGATTGTGCTGGATGAACATTACTGGCTGCGCGATGTTGTATCGAATACAAATTTTGCAGTAGTGAACAAAAATGGTTTTACGGATACCGCCAGTGCCAACGGCACATTCGGAATCCGGCCGGTTTTTGCAATCCACGGGGGACTAGAAAAAGGAGAATCAAAATAGCATTACAGAAAGAAATACAGAATTTGAAGGAGCAGAAAATATTTGACGAAATATATTGAGATCAGAGCAGGACCGTAGAGACCCATTTTTATTGCAATTTTGAAACTACAAACGAAAAGAAGCCCTGTGTAGAGCGATACCAATACTCACAAGACTTCTTAGATGATTTCTTAGCTAAATACATTTTAACACATTCAGCTAAGAAAGGAAAGACTAACGAGGATGAAAAAAGAAATGGTTTGCACGATTACAGGCGCAGTCGGTGGAGCGATTGCGTCATTTTTTGGCGGATGGGATTCCGCACTGTACACGCTCATTATTTTCATGGCAATCGACTACATATCCGGTCTGATCGTTGCCGGGGTATTCCACAACAGTAAGAAAACGTCAACAGGGACATTGGAAAGTCGGACAGGCTGGAAAGGTCTGTGCAGGAAATGCATGACACTGCTGTTCGTGCTGGTGGCGTACCGGCTGGATTTGGCAATCGGTGTGGATTACATTAGAGATGCAGTGATCATCGGGTTTATTGCCAACGAACTGATTTCAATCGTCGAAAATGCCGGATTGATGGGCATACCGCTGCCGGCAGTGATTACTGGGGCGATCGATATACTGACACAGAAAGCAGACAAGAAGGGGGACGCGTGAGCGTTCCTCTTTTGTTATCACGAAAAGCAATGTTTTACACAAGAAATTATTAAAAGAAAGGCAGGCAGATACTATGAACAAAGTCAACCGCATGATTTCAAAGTACAACTTTAATTCCGGCAGTGTTTCCAGGATCAAATATATAGTGATCCATTACGTCGGGGCACTTGGCGGAGCAAAGGAAAACTGTGCATACTATGGCGGCGGCAACCGTGGGGCATCCGCACACTATTTTGTCGGTTTCGCCGGCGAAATCTGGCAGTGCGTGGAAGATAAAAACATTGCCTGGCACTGTGGAGCGAGCAGCTACAGGCACCCGGAATGCAGGAATGCGAACAGCATCGGCATTGAGATGTGTGTGCGGAAGAAATCCACAGAAACAATGAACGCAACAGACAAAGACTGGTATTTTGAGAAAGCAACGGTACAGTCGGCGGTCGAGCTGACAAAATACCTGATGAAAAAATACAATGTGCCGGCAGACCATGTCATCCGTCACTATGATGTGACCGGGAAAATCTGCCCGAATCCGTATGTATACAATACAGGTACATACACCTGGGATGCGTTCAAAAAAGCCATTTCCGGCCAGAATACGCAGCCACAGGCCACCGGCACACAGGCCAGTGCATTCTCCGGATTATCCGAAAAACAGGCGGCAGAAAAACTGCTGGAAATCTGTGCACCGATCGCCAAAAAGAACGGTCTGCTCCCATCGGTAGCCACCGCACAGTGCATCCTGGAATCTGGATACTGCCGGACAGAGCTGGCACAGAAAGCGAACAATATCTGCGGCATGAAATGCAGTCTTTCCGGAAACACCTGGAGCGGTACGGCCTGGGATGGCAAAAGCAGCGTGAAGATCCGGACAGCGGAACAGGACGCTGCCGGGAATACCTATTATATCAATGCAGATTTCCGGAAATATCCAAGCATCGAAAAGAGCATAGCAGACCGCTGTGCCTATCTGCTGGGTGCGATGAACGGGAGCAAAAAACGCTATGCAGGTATCACGAAGTGTAAAACATACCGGGAGCAGATCACACTGATCAAAAACGGCGGCTATGCAACCGATGTGAATTACATCGAAAAAATCTGTAATATCATCAAAAAATACGGACTGGACCGGCAGGACGGTGCCGGTGATATCCTGCCGGATACAACGGAAAGCTGGTACCGTGTCCGCAAATCATGGAAGGACACGAAGAGCCAGACCGGAGCGTTCCACAGCCTGGCAAAAGCAAAACAGTGTGCAGACCAGCACGCAGGCTACAGTGTTTTTGACGAAAACGGGAAAAAGTTGTATACATCTGCTAAAGTTCCGTATAAAATAAGGGTAACAAAAACGAACGTCCCAATCCGGACAGGACCGGCAAAAAAATACAGCAAGGCAAGAGTATGCTGCCCGGTCGGGGTATACGAGATCGTGGAAGAAAAGAACGGATTCGGACGGCTTAAAAGCGGTGCCGGATGGGTTTATCTGAAAAAGGTTGTGAGGGTATAGACAAAATGACAACGTGACGGAACAGAAGAACTGGCTCATCTGGAAATGGTATCAACCATTGTACACCAGCTTACCCGTGGACTTTCTGTAGAAGAAATTGAGAAAGCCGGTCTTGCACCATACTATGTAGATCATACCGTTGGAATCTGGCCGCAGGCCGCAGGCGGAATTCCATTTAACGCCTGTGAATTTCAGTCAAAAGGGGATGCCATAACAGATCTGTATGAAGATATGGCAGCAGAACAAAAAGCACGCAGTACTTACGATAACATTCTGCGTATGGTAAAAGATCCGGATGTTATAGATCCAATCCGGTTCTTAAGAGCAAGGGAAATCGTACATTTTCAGAGATTTGGTGAAGCACTTCGCATTTTACAGGATGAATTAGATTCAAAGAATTTCTATGCCTACAATCCTAGTTTTGACAAACGTGTGAAGTGTCCGCCATTACAGGGAGGATGTATGGAGAGCCGATAGATACTATGAATATGCGTGGTGCATGAGAAACAATAGTTTTGCATAAAGTCGGATGAAATAGCTTCTATTATCTTTCATATGGATAATAGGAGCTGTTTTGTATTATTATGATAATCCCACGATATGCGAATACTGGGATGTTATGTGCCGGTGGCACATGTTTAGCACCGGCCGAAACGGAGTGTAGAAATTTTCTAAAGAAATTTTATTAACAAAACTATTTACAATATAGCCAAAATCTGCTATCCTTACCAAAAAATATTTGTATAAAACAGAGGAAATGAAAGGTGGGATAAAACAAAGAATATAGAAAAACAGCCAAAAATGCTCGAAAATGGGGAAGAATTGAAGAAGAAAAAGGAGAAAAGTAATGAAAACAAAGGCAAGAAAAGGGAAGGTCATTGTATGGCTGCTTCTGACAGTGCTGCTGATCTGTCCATTTACGATGAGGACGATCCGGGCAGCAGATCAGGGCACAGCCAACGAAGTGACAGAAGTAAAAGTAAACGTTACAGATGATACGCAGATGAATTATTTCAAATATACTGCATATGAAGGAAAAACCTGGACAGTCAATAATGCCAGTGAAGCGTACATTGATCTGGGAACATCCGACGCAAACGCACAGCAGTGTTACTATGAACTGACGTTTAACGGCAATGCCGTTGAGATCTATGCGATCAAAGGTCCGGTACATGGAAAAGTTTTATATACCGTGGACGGAGCAAATGATAAGACGGTGGATCTGTATCAGGCATCCAGATCGGCTGCACAGAGTGTTTATCAGGTTTCCGGACTTTCCGAAGGAAAACACACACTCAAGGCAGTTACATTAAACGACAAATCAGGATCAAAGATCGTAAATCAGATTTCTTATGCAAAAGTAACACATCAGCCTTATACCGGTACACCGGATCTGGGAGGTACGATCAAAGACACCAACTATCAGTACACGCAGGATCAGTATGCGACGGTTTCAAAAGAAAATGTGAAAACAGCAGAAGTGACAGCATGGAAAAATGACAAAGCGATCAGCGAACTGGTACTGTATTCTAAAAACTGCAGTCTGAAAAATGTTAAAGTAACTGCAAGTGCACTTACAAATGGAAGTGAAACCATATCCGCAGATCATGTAAAGCCGGTATTTGTAAAAGCAACAAAAGCTTACAATGGAACTTATCTTGGATATGGAGATAAGAACCGTGCAGTTCCGGCAGATGATGGAAACAATCGCAGTGAATCCTCGGATATTCTTTATGGAAATGATCCGGTAGATGTTGCATGGAATCAGCTCCAGCCTGTATGGGTAACGTTTGATATTCCGAAGGATGCAAAAGCAGGAACTTATACAGGTACACTCAGTGCGGTCGCAGATGGCATCACAACACCGCTGACCTTTACTTATACAGTGAAAGTGCAGGATGCCGTACTTCCGGATGCATCTGAATTTGAAAACAGTTTTGATATTGAACTGTGGCAGTATCCGTATTCCAGTGCGGAATATTATGGAGTTACACCGTTTTCTGAGGAACACCTGAAAACCCTCAAACCGATCATGGAGAAATACAAAGAAGCAGGCGGACATGCGATCACCACTTCGATCGTAGAGGAAGCATGGAACGGACAGACTTACAGTAAAAATGAGGTACATTATCCATCCATGGTAAAATGGACGAAAAATGCAGATGGCAGCTTTTCCTATGATTATACGGATTTTGACAAATGGGTAAGTTTTAACAAAGAACTGGGAATTGGTGATAAAATCGTCCTGTACAGCATTGCACCATGGCACAATTCTTTTGCGTACTGGGAAAATGGAAGGTTAAAATACGAATCATTCACAGCAGGAAATGCACGTTATCAGACGGTGTGGAGAAATTTCCTGACAGATCTGATCGCGCATCTGGAAACAAAAGGCTGGTTTGAGGATGCTTATATCGGTATTGATGAACGGGGATTTTCAACCGCAGCGTTTGATCTGATTGATTCGGTAACGAATCTTCACGGACAGACGTTAAAAACAGCCGGAGCCATGGACAATTTTGTCAATAAAAAAGATCTGGCAATGCGTGTGACAGATCTGAATGTCGGAGATACAGCGGCAGCAGCACATCCGGATGAATTTGCAGTACTGTTGGAAGAAAGGGAAAGCAAGGGACTTCGTACAACGCTTTATTCCTGTACAGAGCACATCCCTGGTAACTTCTCTTTAAGCATGCCGGCAGAAAGCTACTGGTCGATCATCAATGCAGGAAAGTCTGACACCGCAGGATTTCTGCGCTGGGCATACGATGCATGGGTAGAAAATCCACTGGAAGATGCGACACACAATGCATTTGAACCGGGCGACTGTTTCCTGATCTATCCATCCCCAAAAGATGCGTCGGAAAAGGAAGTGAAAAGTTCGGTACGCCTGGAGCGTATGGCAGAAGGTGTAAGAGATGTCAATAAACTCCGGCTGATGGAACGGGAAGTACCATCTCTGGCAGCAGAGATTGACACACTGTATGCAGGCATTACGACAACAGCAGCAACAGGCAGAAGATATCTGACAGCAGATGAGAGAACAAAACTTTCATCAGAAATGACAGCTTTCAAACAAGGTGTAGCGACTATTACCGAAAAATATGTGGCAAAAAAAGCAGCCGGAACCGATAAAATAGAAAGTCTTACATTAAAAGAAGGAAGTGAACTGGAACTTTCCCTTGGTGGGACCAGACAGTTGACACCGGTATTTACACCGGAAAATGTATTGAACACAGCGGTAACATATACATCGGACGATAAAAGCGTTGTTTCTGTTTCTGCAAAGGGTGTTCTTACCGCTGTAAGACTTGGTGTGGCAAACGTTACGGTAACATCTAAGACAGATGCATCCAAAAAGGCAACGATCAGGGTTTTGGTGAAGCTGGAAGAGGTAGAAGGAACAGATAAAATATCTTATTATTCATTCGACAAGGTAAACAACAAGCAGATCAAAGATGAATGGGGAACCAGAAATGCAGTGATTGCAGATGGAACGATCAGTACCGGTAAAGCAGGATCTGCGCTGGAAACAGCCAAAACAGCAATTGGGGCAAACGTTTCCGGAGCATCGGTATCCGAGAATGCATGGACAGTCAGCTACTGGGTATGCAGCAAAGCAGTTTCTGACAGAAGTTCTGTTCTGATGAGCAGTGATCAGAAATATTCCTTTGATGTGGGTATTTCCTCTTCAAATTTAAAAGCAGGCGTGCATGTGGGAACCGGAGCAGGAGATATTCTGACCTTTAATTATACACTTCCGGCAGAAACCTGGGTACATATGGCATGGACACAGGACAAAACCAATGGTCTGTCTCTCTATGTAAATGGAACACTGGTGCAGACCAATGCCTGGACAAAGACCAATGCGTTCCCTTGTCCGGCTGATATCATTGGGGGAAGCGGATTTGAAGGTAAGATTGATGAACTGAAGATTTATAAACGTGTGCTTACTGCAAATGAAATTCAGGGAAGCATGATGGGGAAAGGCCTGAATATCTCCGAGACGAAAAAGGAACTGAAAGTTGGTGAGAGCTGGCAGATCGCAACAAATCTGATCAGTGACCTGGAAGACAGAACGATTACTTATACTTCCAAAAATCCGGAGATTGCATCAGTAAGCACGGATGGAACCGTACAGGCGAAGAAACGCGGCAATACACAGATCATTGTAAAAAATGAAGCAGGCGGATATGAAGAAACAGTGGAAATACGTGTAACCAAAGAGATTACCATCCACAATACCGTTCCGGTAGTTCAGTTGGATTCATCCAAACTGTCCGACATTGATAAGGATGAAAACAATGCAAAAGGAAGGCGTTATCTTGGCCAGCCGGATATGGTCATGCTGGATGACAACCATACGCTGCTCACCGTTTATCCAGTCGGACATGGACATGGTAAACTGGTCATGCAGGTCAGTGAAGATACAGGAGAAACCTGGACAGAAAAAACGGATATTCCCTTTTCCTGGTCAAAATCACTGGAAACGCCGACGATTTACAAACTCCATCTGGCAAATGGAACGACGAGACTGATGCTGATCACAGGTCTGCCGAACTGGGGAACGGGTGAAACAGATGCGAATGGACATATCGGCGGCTGGAATACTTCCTATTCCGATGACGGAGGCAAGACCTGGACGGAATACAAAAACTGGTATGAGAAAAAAGCAGATGGCAGTACAAACTATACCATTGTTGCCATGGCAAGTATGATACAGTTAAAAGATGAAAATGGAAATGATATCCAGAAATGGATGGGTGTATATCATGATGCAGATTATGTCAATTATAAAACTTATCTGACTTTTGATGAAAACGGCAATGAACAGTGGTCCGAGCCGGAAAAATATCTGAGTGAATACCGCGCAATCGAAAGCACCTATCAGATGTGTGAGATAGGAATGTTCCGTTCACCGGATGGAAAACGGATCGTTGGACTGGCAAGAAGCCAGTCTCATAACAATCCATCTACCCTGATCTATTCTGATGATGAAGGAGAAACATGGTCTGAGCCGATGGATCTGCCAGGATCTCTTGCAGGAGAGCGCCACAAAGCACTGTATGACCCGGTCAGCGGCAAACTGGTGATCACTTTCCGTGAGATTCAGTATGACCTGAATAAAAACAACCAGTTTGACGGCGCAAATGACTGGATGGCTGGTGATTGGGTTGCCTGGGTAGGAACTTATGAAGATCTGATGGAACAAAATGACGGTCAGTGCCATATCCTGCTCTGTGAGGACTGGGCAAACAATCGCTACTCCGGAGACACCGGATATACAGGAATGGTTGTCTTACCGGATGGAACGTTTGTTATGGACTCCTACGGACACTGGGATAAAGCATTTTCTCAGAGCTGGAAAGGAACGGATGGCAGTGGCTACAATGTCAAGACAGACCTCTGCTACATCAAACAGGCGAAATTTAAGCTGGCAGATGTGATCGGGGGATCATCCGTTGTTGCAGTAAGCAGTGTCAAACTGAATAAGACCGAAGCAACACTGACGGAAAAGGGACAGACCGTGCAGCTTACCGCAACGGTGGAACCATCAACCGCAACAAATAAAAATGTAACATATACAACAGGCAATAAAGCAGTAGCAACCGTTACTTCTGACGGACTTGTAACAGCAGTAGCAAACGGAACCGCAGACATCACAGTAACAACAGAAGATGGAAACAGGACCGCAGTATGCAAAGTAACAGTGAATATTAAAGATTCCAAACCGGATGAACAGGCGGAGGTGCTGGATCAGGTAAAAACTGCGATCAAAGCAGCAGACAGCAAAAAGCAGAGTGATTATACAAAAGAAACCTGGGATGCTTATCAGAAAGCACTGACAGATGCCAGGGCTGTTGCAGAAAAAGCAGGTGCAACAAAAGAGGAACTGGAAATGGCACTGAAGGCATTGAAAGCTGCAGAAACAAAACTTGAAAAAGTATCCGGAGGACAGATCCGGCAGCCAGAAACACCGGCTACAGAAACACCGGCTGCGAAAATACCTGCAGTTGGAACTACGAAGACCGTCGGAAAAGCAATCTACAAAGTAACAAAATCCGATGCAAAGAACGGAACGGTTACGCTGCTAAAACTGACAAGTAAAAATGAAAAGAAATTTACAGTACCGGCAGCCGTAAAAGTAGACGGAGTTTCTTTCAAGGTAACGGAAATTTCCAGGAATGCATTTAAGAATAACAAAAAACTGAAACAGGTTACGATAGGCAAGAACGTGACCATGATTGGAGCAAATGCATTTAGTGGAGATAAGAGTCTGAAGAAGATCACGATCAAATCTGCAAAACTGAAAAAAGCAGGAAAGAAAGCATTCAAGGGTATCCATGCAAAATGCAAAATCAAAGTACCGAAGAAGAAACTTTCCGCTTACAAACGACTGTTGAAAGGAAAAGGACAGAAAGCAGGCGTAAAAATAACAAAATAGCTTCAGACAGAACTGTCGCAGAGTCAGAAAAGACTTTGCGGCAGTTTTTTGGTTAAATAAAAATTTACGGAGGATGTGGACAGGTGCAAAGGAATCCGAAAACAGAATAGAAACAGCATGAATCAGAACGCCAGAACCTTCAGAAAGAAAATCTTCTGACCCCCTGCGTTTTCTGTTCG